CTAAGGTTCGCGCCGCTAAGGTTCGCGCCGCTAAGGTTCGCGCCGCTAAGGTTCGCGCCGCTAAGGTTCGCGCCGCTAAGGTTCGCGCCGCTAAGGTACGCGCGGCTAAGGTACGCGCGGCTAAGGTTCGCGCCGCTAAGGTTCGCGCCGCTAAGGTTCGCGCTGTAAAGGTCCGCGCCTCTAAGGTCCGCGCCGCTAAGGTACGCGCGGCTAAGGTACGCGCGGCTAAGGTACGCGCCGCTAAGGTCCGCGCGGCTAAGGTACGCGCGGCTAAGGTCCGCGCGGCTAAGGTCCGCGCCGCTAAGGTCCGCGCGTTTACCCTTCGTGCTATTATCTAACCATTCTTTGTGTTGCTGCAAAATAAATTGTAAATCTATTTTTGAGTCCATATTATTTCCCCTCCGTTTCAAATACTTTAAGCACTCGTTTTGATATGCAAGCAAGACACCCCGAATCCTGGCATATACATTTTGCAATAGACATTTTTTCAATCTGCGCTAACAAGTTCACGGCGCGGACGATGTAATCGCTCAATTCTTTCGCTTCCGTTTTGTCTTTGACAAAAAAGGCCACAAAAGTATGGCCAGTCCCTGGCATTACCATTACTTCGGGTGTCGGAGTGTGCTGAGGCTTAGTGTCCATTATTTCCCCCATTCGTTAACGCAATGATTTCGCGTCTTTCCATGTACCCGTCTTGCGATATGAGCACAAGACGATTATCCGACAGCTGCTTGATAATGACGGTACGGCCTTGGCGGTCTGTCGCTTGATAGCTCGTTAGGTTTTTCATATTTAGAGTATAGCCCCAATCCCCGAAAAGCGCAAGGCCCAATTTTATGGGCTCTCCCGGCGATTCATATTTATTATCAAAACGCGTATATTACGCTATAATTCGCTAGGATATTCACTTGATAGCGTCTATACCGCTGTCGTACAAAATCCGTGTATTGGCCTCACTAGTGAACGGTAGTAGTGGGGTTTGCGTAGACGCAAGGGTCGTTAGTTCGTCTGCCTGCAACTGTGGAGTGAACCCCCCGGAGATATCCCCGGCCACCAGACGCGATAGCCTAAATGACTATTCGAAGGTGATTTAATAAACCTGTCTGAATCAGCTTGTAAGCCTATAGCCGCTAGGCACATAAAACCGGCAAGAGCCAGTCCCGTGGATGTAGCCACAACAAATAGGTGCATGATCGCGCCGGGTAAAGCTCAAGCGTCCTTATTTCGATCATTTCATATCTAAAAACGATAGTATATAATACTTACAAGCTGAGAGAGTTTAAGAATAGCTTATACACTAGCTAAATAATCGATATATTGACTTATTAGGCTAATATAACACATTTATTATCGAATAGGTGGCGAAAATGGCCGATGTAGAATCTATACAATCTATCGACTATACACCCCGTGTCCCAGGCAAACGTTTTGCTAAGAGCACGGGTAGACCTAAAAATAGCGTCAATCTGTATAGCAAGCAACCTAGTTCGATAGCGACTAGGCTTAAAGCGGCTGGCGTAGACTGGGTTGTTGACCTAGCGGTCGCTATCAAATCGAACAACGAAACACGTATTAACACGTGGTTACGCTTGCTGCCGTACTTAATCGTGACACAAGGTCATCGCAAGATTAAGCGGAGTAAAGGCCGAGCAAGCAAAGCTGCGCTCATTGCGCTTGAGGCATTAGAAAGCAAGCCGGATAAATCGGGGGAATGATGCTTAGACAGACGTTTAGACAATTATGGGACATGCTACGCGGATGGTTTAATCATGAACCCGTCCATCTAGCGATCGTTCGCCGCTACCAAGACGCTCAAGGCCATAACGTAGGCGAGCTATACAAGTACGATACATTCGCCGGCGTTGGATGCTATCGCCTCGTAGGATGCTCGCTGGATAGCTTCCCGCTTGATTTAGGCTCGCTATCGCTAGGCGATGAGCCTGGATCATTAGACTTGTTGCATGACTTCTTAGCCCCGATGGCGGCCAACACGTTCCGCGTAGGCGCAGCCGAGCCTGAGAACAATGAGAGTGTACGGCGCATGATCGGACGCATACCGCGCAGGAATATACGATTAGTCATACAGAATCGATTTATCGAACACGTCCTAGAACGCAAGAATGTGTGAGGGTTGTATGAATGTGTCGGTGCCGCGCCAACCGTTGCCGACTGACGGCAAGCCTGACCCTAATCCTTGCCCGGTATGTGGAAAGACGGGGCATTATTTTTACGATACATTGCAGCATATTGACGACTTACTGGATGAGGTGCAATGACGCTCCGCCACAATCATCGACTTGCTTTCGTGTGGCATCCAGATTGTCCTAGATGCTTTGTACGTCAATGCTTTGAGCAATGTGACGCTGATATGTTCTCGTTCTATATTCGAAATAACGATTTGCTTACTTACTGGGAGAAAGCCCAGATATTGGAGAATTATGGACAGTAATACCTCACGATTGAGCACGACAGATGAACCGCAGCTACTATTAGAGTCTGGACCGATGCTCGTTAAAGATTTCAATCCTAAAGGCGTTCTGCGCTTCATGGGTCGTAACTGTGTGAGCTGCGGCGTCTGGATTATGGACCATTGGCTTAGACCGAATGACGACCCAGATCTCCGCGGCGAGTATTGGTGCACGAAGGACGGTAACGAGTTTAGTCAAGGCATCAAGGATTGTCAGTACGATGTGCCGGAAGGGTTTGGTAAGTGTTAAACCTAGTTTCAAGCCTAGCTTCAAACCTAGGTCGCTGTATCAAGCATCATAGGCCGTTGGAGATGGCCCTAGATCGTTGTTTCTATGTATGTGGCAAAGGATGCGAGATATCATATCGAGAAGTCACTAATCAAGCATCATAAGCCTAAGTAATTATCCCTTATCGGGTATAACGTACAGTTATCCGTTCGTTAGGATATTCTAGAACGAGCATAATGCAGATTTGAGTAACACAACCGTATCGGTACACCCGAACGGGAATAATAATCGGGGGATCAAATGAGTGAAACGAATCAAGAAATGCCTCAAGTAACGCCTCAAGTCGCACCTCAAGTCACGCCTAAAGCCGCTATCAAAGACGTAGAAGCCGTCCGCGATCTATTTGCCAGAGCCCATGATTATATCGCCCAAGCGTCGCATCCTGGTCATCTGGGTATGAAAGTAGCCGAGGTCTTGAACTTCTTGGCGTTTCAGTACAATGACTTTAAGCTCCGTGCCGAGAACTTGGCTAAACAAGTCGAAGCCGAGGCTAAGGCCGAATTGAGCAAGGTGGAGGTCGCGGCGGCGCAAACGGCTGTCGAAACGACGCTGGTTGAGCCGGAAGTCACATCGGAAGCACCTAAAGCCTGATGGACCTTAGTAACCATCCTAGATGTGAATGCCACGATTGTACACAGGCGAGAGCAAGAGAGCTATCGAATCCTTTTGTGAATACGCCGGTACAACCGTGGGTTTGTTGGTGCGGCAAAAACTATCCTCATACCTGTACGTGGTACTAGGTTGTGACTGATCAAGAAAAGGCCATAGAAGCCTCTTGGCAAGTAGGGCGGCTGTACGTTCATCTCAATGCCAGCCAACGCAAGATATATGACCAGTTCAAGGCGAGCATGGGGAAGAACAGTAAATTCGTAGTAAACTGCTCTAGAAAGCTCGGGAAATCCGTACTTGGCCTATTCCTGGGCGTGGAGACATGCATAGCCAAGCCTAATTCGCTGGTGGCATTCATAGCCCCTACGGTAGACGATGTCCAAGAATATATTAGGCAGCTTTACGAAGTCGTATTCTCGACATGTCCCGAGCATCTAAAGCCGAAACTACGTAAGACCCGATTGGTGTTCCCTAATGGGTCAAAGATACTCTTCCGAGGCGTCGGCAAGGGTGTGGGAACATCCTACAATAATCTACGCTCATTCGCGTTTGATTTGATTATTCTTGATGAAGCCGGGTTTAGTGCCAACCTCGATGAGATAGTCGATGGAGCCCTGGTTTCCACGCTTATACCACGCAATGGTAACATGCTTCTGCTGTCCACACCCCCCGTCACGCCGGATCATGCATTTAAGCAGTATTGCGACCAGGCGGAAATAGACGGGGCCTATATGAAGCTCACCATACGAGACAGTCACTACTCGTTGGAGAGGCAGGAGAAGTTCATTAAAGACCTTGGCGGGATTACTTCCCATAAGGTACGGCGTGAGTTCTTCTGTGAATTCGTCATTGATACAGACTTCCAGCTATGCCCGGAATGGAAGCCAGAATATGAACGTGAGGTACCTAAACTAGATACCTTCAAGCTTTGGTTCAAGTATGACGCCCTAGATCAAGGATGGACAGATAATTCAGTCTGCGGGTTTGCTAGTGTCCAATGGGCACCCGGTAAGCCATCTATACTCGTTCTTCATGATGAAGTCTGCATGAAATCGCCAGAACAAACGACTGATCTATTGGCGGAGCGGATTATAGCAAAGGAGAAGGAGGTATTTGGAGATGCTGAGATTAAAAAGCGTATTGCTGACAATAACACACCTTCTCTCTTGCAAGATTTCAATCTTCGCCATCACTTGTACTTTTCGCCCGTAGAGAGCAAGACCTATTTGGACGTGATGGTATCAGATGTGCGCGAACTGGTGAAGGAAGGCCGGGTGATCGTTAGTCCGAAGTGCATTCAGACTTTGGGCTGCCTCAAGAACGGCGTTTGGACCAAGACAAAGGGGGGAGCACGTGGTAAAGAATTTTCTCGATCTAAGACTTTTGGTCACTATGATGGTTTTGCTATGCTCATGTATCTTGTCCGTAGCGTTGATTTACTTACTAATCCTCTACCACCGAGCTTCCGTCATAACGAAGAAAATACTTTTATCCCTAAAGCGCTCCTAGAAGGCGACAAAGCGAAGACGGCGGAGATTATTTCAGCCGGTATAGACGAAGCAATGAACCAGACGTTCAATGTAAAGGAGCATAATGAAACCTACGACTAGCGGCGGGAATAGGACCAACCACCCCAAAAAAAGATTTTGTGTCCATGCCCACGATACACAACTAGTCGGACGAAATAAATACGGGGATTGTAATGAGTGCATGAGGTTTCGCGGACGGGCTGAGAATAGATCTAACCCAGGGGCCTACAGAAAGTATAAGGCTGAGTATCAATGGAAACGCTATGGAATTACCAATAAAGATGGTTCTCCGTTTACTCAGGTAGACTACGATAGACAGTACCAGATTCAACAGGGCAAATGTCTTAGTTGTGGTATTCATCAGTCCGAATTAAAGACTGGGTTACACTCTGACCATGACCATCAGACTGGTACCTTTCGATTCCTTTTATGTAATAACTGCAATAGAACTTTAGGCCACGCGCAAGACAATCCAGTTATTTTACGGAAACTGGCAGATTTACTAGAGGGAAAATAATATGGCTTCAGGCTCCATGAATTCAAAGACGTTTGGTGGAAATAATGATCAATATTTCGCCACGCTACCAGTGGAAGAACTTCTCCAAGAATGCGAACGGAGAAAAGACGACTATCAGGACTACGTTCTACGTACAGGTAAATTGACCGTTTGGCGAACGAACTGGGAAATGTGGATGCGGTCAGAGATGAAGATCGGCATCCGCTTCGGTGGCGACCGGGGGCAGTACAAGCTCATCGAGTCCAATATTTATCGTTCCATCGTTACTGGCCTGGTCAGCACGATTGCGAATCAGCGTCCATCATTCCAGCCGGAAGCTATCAATGATGACCATAAGAGTATGTCCCAAGACATCATCTTCGACTCGGTTTCAAATTATTATCTCAAAGTAAAACACATGGAAGACGCCTATAAGATGGCGTTGACCTATGGTCTAGTGACCGGCGAAGGATGGATGTTCGAGAAGTGGAACGCCGACATCGGTGCCATCGTAGACACGGTTCAAGATCCTACAGGCAAAGAAGTACCAGTAAAAGAGGGTGACTTTCAGTATACCGTCCTAGGTCCGATGGATGTTATTCGTGACTATACCCGTATGGATGTAGACAATGATTGGTATATCGTCCGTGAGTATCTTAATAAATGGGATTTGATTGCTCAACGTCCAGATTTAATGGACGAGTTGAAAGGCTATAGTCTTCCTACTACGCTCCAGCGTTTTCGATTTGGTCATATCGTAGATGCCCAAACGTCCAACTCAGACTTGATTCCAGTTTATACATTTATTCACAGGAAGACAGCGGCCTGTCCAAACGGTCGTATTACGCAATATATTGATTCAGATACTTGGATATTAGATACTGCATTGCCGTATGATGAGATTCCATTGTATCCTATGCTCCCTGACCAGACCTTGTTTAACAATTTTGGTAGTACCGTAATGACATCTCTTGTCAAACTGCAATATGCATATGACAAAACTCTTAGCGTCATCGTTACCAACCAACAAGCCTTCGCCATTACCAACATCGTAATTGACGAGTCTACTCAGACTAAACCCGAACAGGTGATTGAAGGCTTGAATTTTATTAAGACAAACATGAAGAACGGCGTACCAATGGGATTGGAACTTTGCAAAACTCCTGCCGAAATCTTCAATTTCCTAGAGTTGTTAGAATCCCAAATGGAGAAACTAAGTGGTCTTCCTTCAATTCTGCGTGGTCAACCCCCAACAGGTGTTGAATCGGGAACGGCTATGGCTTTTCTACAGGCTCAAGCCCTTGTTTTTAATAGTCCGATTCAACAGGCTTATATTTCGTTTCTCGAGCGTTCCGCGACAGGATTGTTCAATATGCTCAAGAGTTTCGCCAATACAAAGCGAATGATTACAATCGCTGGTCAAAGCAAGTCGGCATACATGGGTGAATTCTCGGGCCAAGACTTGTCGAACATCTCCCGCGTGATTGTATCTGCTGGCAATCCGGCCACGCGTTCTGAGGCCGGTAAACTACAGATTGCTCAAGATCTAATGGCTAAAGGTTTAATCAAAGACGCGAATCAATATTTTGAAGTCTTGGCGACTGGCGAACTTGACCCTATGACCGAAGGGCCGGAAGCCGAGAACATGCTTATCATCAAAGAGAATGAACAACTACGGCGCGGATTACCACAGATTGCCGCTCCTTGGGACAATCACGCTAATCATATCAACCAGCATTTTGTAATCATGATGGACCCCGCTTTACGCCAGAAGCAAGGTGATCCTGTATTTGCGGCTGTCATGCAACACATTATGTCTCATGCCCAGTTTTTATTCCCTGGGATTCAAGCCCCTACTGATCCTCGTTTAATGGGGCTGATGGGCAACAATGTCCAAGGTCCGCCCGCGCCGCCAGAACAGCCGACTCCCGGACCAGTAGCTAATCCTATGCCGGCCGCTGGACCTAATGGTGCTCCTGGTCCTGCCGCACCTAGACCGCCACACGCTCCAATTTTACCGGGCAAGTCATCGCCCGCTACCGCTAATGCGGCGTCTCAACTAAACCACGCGGTGACACCGCAAATGCCCGGAGGAAAATAATATGAACCAACAGACAGTTCCATTCGTCGATCATCAGACTATCGCTACCGCCGCCGCTGCGGGCGGACACTTCGATTACAATATGCAAGGCATCGACCGCGCATCTCTGCAATTGAATGCGACACTAACAGGAACGGATACAGATGTTGTTACCCTCATGCTATCCAACGATGGTGTGAATTTTTCCAATTTTAGTACGGCTAAAACTATCACCTTTACTGGTGGTGGCACGATTAGCGGTATCTTTGAACTTGGCGCTATTGACTATGTGTGGCTGCGAGTTTCTTGGGCCACACCCTCTGCGGATACTGTCACACTCAACGCTTATTTGTATGGAACCGGTGGATCTCAAGTCTGGTAAGTTATGACCGGAGATGAGATCATAATTATTGGGGTTGTTGTACGTGAGCTTGAGAAAGAAGGGGTAGGAACTATCCAAGCAACTCGTATAGGAAAGGCTGTAGCAGCAGCTCTAGGAGCTTTGCATGGTAGCAACACCGACGCAAACCGACACATATAATACAGCCCTAGATATTTTTGATAGGACACATCCCCTTCGCGTGGATGCGGATGAGAACCTAAAGGTCACCGGCAACTTTACTTTTTCGCCGAGCGGCGTTCAAGATGTAGATATCACCAATTTTCCGGCGGTTCAGAACGTAAGTATAGTTCCTAGTACGACCGGAGTAAATTTATTCGGCACTAGTGACACTGTCACCAATGGATTTGAAACGACTATATTATCGTTCACGGTCACAACAGCTTTCCATATTAGTCAGCTAGTCGGATGGGGAACCTATGATGCTGAGTTTCTTATCCGTCTAAACGGGGCTATTGTTGGTGGATGTAGATCGTCACCATCTGAAAGAACCATTAGTGTTACTTATTCTGTGGCACCTATAGCCGCCTCACCGACTGATGTTATTACGGTTACGGTTTTAGAGTACGGACCAGACCTACAGCAATTTCGAGTTAACCTTTTGGGGGGATAGATGTCTGATAATGATCCGAACAAAAAAATAAATTTAAAACGCACTCAAGTGGAGCTATTTGGTATTCAGCTTAGCATCCAGCGTCTTGAGTTACGTCTGATGGAAATAGAAGAAGAAAAGACGAAGATAGAAGAAAACATAGATGCCTCTAATAAACGCATTATAGAACTTCAGAGAATTATAACTACAGGAGCCTAATAACATGGCAGATTTTGACGCACAATTACCAGTACGAACTATTGCCACAGAGTTTACGACAGAAGTAGCCAACGCTGCTGGTACAACTATTAATCCCGCGGAGGACTATGCCCAGGGTTCTACTACATCTGGACAGAATGGAATTTTGGCGCAGGGCGCAGTCACTACTGCTGCTCCCACATATACGACCGGGCAGACGAGTCCTCTATCGTTGGATACGTCTGGTAATTTACGCGTTGCCGCTACTTTCACGCCTAGTGGTTTACAGAATGTAAACGTTACTCAGTGGGATACTACGGCTTTAGGGGCTCCTTCCGCATATGGTACATCTCCTGGTGCTGTAAACGTTATTGGCGTAAATTCTTTTGTTACTAATACTGTAGCGACTACGCTAGCGAGCACCACGATCACAGGAACTGTTACCGTTGTTCAACCTACGGGTGCAAATCTAAATGTTGATGTAGCGAATTTTCCGGCTACTCAGCCTGTTTCCGGTACGGTTACTGCCAATCAAGGAACTGCCAATGCAACCCCCTGGAACGAAAATATAGCCCAATACGGCGGAGTAGTTACATCGCTGGGGCAGAAGGTTTCAGCGTCTTCTATTCCTGTGGTTATCGCCTCAGATCAATCCGCTATACCCGTCACGATGTCTTCTACAACGGGTGTTCTTACATTCTTTACTGATACTGCTGTCGCGAGTGGCGCAACTGTAACACACTCCGTGGCCGGTCCTATCACGCTTGATAAAGTGGCCGCTGCCGGGTCTGGTGAACTTAAAATGACCGTAGCCATTGGCACGACGGGAAGCGAAGTTACTCTATGGAACAGCTATACGAGTGCTTCTAATCAAAATACAACGATGAGTATGGATAGTCATAGTTATATTATTCCTACTGGCCAATCTGTTAAGGTTACGCTTAAGAATAGAGATACGGCCGCGCAAGACTTATCTCTAACAATCTTTACACACTAATGGCTGATTTACCTATAACGTCGGACGAAGGCGCAACACCCGTAGTTATAAACGATCCCACAACAGCGGGTAACGTCGCGAAAGTCAATGCTAGTGGCCAGTTACTCTCATATGATTCCGTAGTTGATAATGACCTATCGACTATTAATGCGAATATTACCGATGGAAATCTACGTGGTACGGTGATTGTAACGCCACCTACCTTAACTAAGGGAACACAAGGAAGTACCGGTTTTTCTACACAAAATCTAAAGGATGCCGGAAGAACCTACATTACTTTTACGGCTGACGCAGTAGCCGGTGTTGTTGCGGAGACGCTTCTAACGTTCACTGTAAATAAACAGGGGACTGCTACGGCTTCCCAGACAAATTATACTGTGACGTCTGGCAAAACGCTTAGAATTCAAGCCATAACAATTGGAGTTCAAGCAGGAGCAGCAGCTGGAGAATGGGTTCGGGTAAAGTTAAGACATAATACGGCAGGTGCTACTACAACCGCCTCTTCTTTGGTGCTTACCGCAGCCTGCGGAACAGGTGGCGCAACGACAGCAGGTATGGGCGAAGAAAGTTTCCCCTTGCCGGACGGCCTAGAAATTTTTGGCAATGGTACCCAAACCATCGCACTTACCCACATAAGTTCTGCGACAACTAATGTGGAGTCCATCACTCTTGTAGGATATGAGTATTAAAATGACGATTACCGCAATTCAGATGGTGGACGCAGCAAACCCAGTAGAAGTACAGGCATGGCTAGATGCAAACCCATCGATTCAGATATTGCACATTTTGATCCAGGGCGATTTGTTTTACGCTTTGTATTAGGAAATAGGGAGACAAAAAGTGGCTGATACAGACAAGAGTTTATATAATTTACGCTACAACCAAATTACTAGCAATCTCGAAGCGTTTGGTGGTGGTAGTCCGCAATGGACTCTTATCACTCTTAATAATGTTGATCCGCAGCAGGTTCCTGTTACGCGCCAGATTAATACGACTACGCCTCTTCAGGGCGGTGGTAATCTTACTGTTGATCGTACTCTATCTATTCTACAGGCCACAAACGTAGAGGATGGCTATCTTTCTTCGGCGGATTGGAATACTTTCAATAATAAGCAGGCGGCTGGAAACTACATCACCGCTCTAACAGGAGACGGAATTGCGAATGGACCGGGATCTGTAGCACTAACATTAGCTACGGTTAATGGAAATGTGGGCACGTTCTCAAACGCATCCATAACTGTAAACGCAAAAGGGCTAATCACTTCTGCCGCGAATGGCGCGACGGGAAGTTTAACAGATGTAGGAACAGATGGTATCGTTATTACTGGTGGCACTGGCGCAGTTTTAGGCTCCGGCACATCTATCGCCCAACACGTAGCCGATACTACGCACAACGGGTATTTAAGTTCAACAGATTGGAACACATTTAACGGGAAGCAATCGCCCCTGACTTTTGGAAATCTTACAGATGTAGGCACCGATGGAATAACTGTATCAGGCGGCACAGGCGCGGTTATTGGATCAGGCACGTCACTTTCACAGCACGTCGCAGACACGACTCACAACGGATACCTCGCTTCTACAGACTGGAACACATTTAATGGTAAACAAGCGGCTGGCAATTATATAACGGCGTTGACTGGCGATATAACTGCTTCTGGTCCTGGTAGCGCGGCTGCTACTCTCGCCACCGTTAACACAAATGTAGGATCATTCACAAATGCCTCTATTACGGTCAATGGAAAGGGACTAATTACTGCCGCATCTAACGGTACGTCGGCCGGTACGGTCAATGCAGGTACAGCAACTCATTTAGCCTACTACGCTACTTCAACTAATGCAGTTAGCGATGCTAATGGTGCAACTGTTTCGGGTACATATACCTTTAGCGGAGCGGTGACGCATAGTGCCACTCTTACAATGTCCGGGGCAACAATCGCTATGGGTGCGAATAAAATAACCGGACTAGCAAACGGTAGCGCCTCTTCTGATGCCGCCGCTTTTGGTCAGCTTCCTACATTCACACCGGTAACATCCTTTAGCCCCACAATAGCTGGCTTTGGGACGCCAACACAGGTTTCATTTTTTTATAGGCAGATGGGCGATGTGGTGGACGTGTGGGGTACGTTTGTCGCCGGTACAGTATCTGCGACGGTGGCATCTATTACACTGCCAGTTAATATTAATACAGGGCATTTGTCAACCAACTGTGCAAACCTTGGGTATGCAACGGCGTCACACACAGAAAATATTCTAGCAAATGACACCGCAGTTATTTTTTATGACGGATCAACCACCGGTAGCGTTTTTATGTGCATGACAGGGACCACTGGTTCGGCGTATGCTAAAAATGCCGGAAACGGTATTATGCATTCCAGCGACGTGATGTCTGTCCGCTTTTCGTACCCAGTTTAAAAGGAGAGTAAAATGGCCGATACAGACATTAGTCTATACACTTTACGATATAATCAAGTTACGCAAGGCATGGAGGGTTTTGGTGGTGGTAGTCCTCAGTGGACCCCTCTCGTTATGGTGGCTGATGGCGGCATTAACCAATTGACCGGTGACGTTACTGCCGGTCCCGGCGTCGGCAGTCAAACAGCTTCGATCTCTGCCGCGACAGTCACAGGTAAGTTATTGACAGGATATGTATCGGGAGCTGGAACAGTTTCGGCGACCGATTCTATTCTATCGGCTTTTAATAAGTTAAATGGAAACGTTACCGCAGCGACACTCAACACGGTTTCACGGGTAACCGCCGATCCTGTTTCACCAACAGAAGGAACTGTCTGGTATAACCTAACGACTCATTTGTTGAAATATTATGATGGTACGGCAATTCAAACAGTCGCTCACGTATAAAGGAGAACGGGGATGAAAACTGAACGCAAAGAAAAGGACGGGAATGTGAAAGCGGAAGGCATTGTTTCTTTAGCCTTTCGTGTAGTGTATGCGGGGGATGGACTTTATTCGGCGCAAGTTCTCATGTTGCTAGATGATTATGTCGTAGAAAAAAGAACGGGGATCGGTACTACACTAGGACATGCAATCGGCGGAGCCGATGATCTTCTAGATGGTTGGGCTTTTAATGAGATAGAGCAGAAACCGGAAGACTACTTTCGTAACGTGTTTTTATGAGAGAGAATATACCGATGTACTTATTGACCGTTGCTATGCTTGCGGTGGCTGTTTATTTGCGGTCACCGATGACCGCTATAGCAATTGTCGGTCTTTGGACGGTTAAAGCCTCAGAAGCAGTTTTTACGAGAAAGAATAGAGATGCCGACATTACTGATATGTTAGCAACAATGGCATCGCATAAAGCAAAGATGGACGCGTTAACGCGCGATATTACAAACGTGAGTGAACGTGCTCGCGTAATTCTTGGGGAGAACTTCTAATGGAAAACGTCACTGCACCAGCCGCACCCGCTGCACCAGTATCTAGCGATGCAAGCAAAGCACCCGCCTCTGCGTCTAAAGCCGATAATGCCACTGCACCGAAGGCTAGTGCCTCGCCAGCCGTTAAGGTTGACGAAAATGGTGTCGGAGAAGCACCAAAGAAAATCTATAAATTAAATGTTAACGGTAAAGAGATGGAATATGACGCCTCTAACGAAGATAAGTTAAAAGCCGATCTTCAGAAGGTGTTTGGTATCGAAGAGAAGGCCCGTACCACAGCGCAGAAAGTCGATATGGCTGAGAAGCTTATGGGTATGCTTCAATCCGATCCTTTGGGATTCGAGAAACAATGCAAGTTGAACGGTATTGATGCTACTAAGCTTGCTACCGAGATTCTTTATAATCAGCTCCGTATCCAGAATATGACGCCGGAACAGCGCGAGCTTGAAGAATATAAAGAGCGCGAAAAAGAAGCCAAGGCCATTAAAGATCAGCAGGAAGCCGAAGCCAAAGTAGCTGAATCAAATAAAAAGACACAAGAATGGGCCCAGAAGTTTGAGGCTGAATGCACGGCGGCTTTGAATGCAAATGCTATTCCTAAGACACGATTGAGCTTAGCCCTAATCGCGCAATATATCGACGCGGGATTGGCTGCGAAAAAAGAATATACCGTAGAACAGGTACTTCCGTATGTCGCGAGAGACTTGAAAGAGATTCATAAATCGACGATGGAAAAATTAGACGGCGATGAGCTGTTGGCCTATGTGGGAGAAGCTTTATCGAATAAGATTGCCAAAGCCCGCGTAGACCGCTATAAACGCACCACGGCTAATCCAGTCCCCGAAAAGAAAACAGTAAACGATAATCCGCAGAATAGAGTGGATATTTCTAAATTGAAAGGCAAAGCATACTGGAAAGCTCTTCGACAACAGAAATCGGAAGCTGGAATCGGACTACACCCCGGCGCACCGGGTAATTCGTAAAATTCGCGGGCGGCGGGTCGGCATCCAGCAAGTCTCATAAACTTGTTAAAGTGGGTTCAACTCCCACGCTCCGCAACCATATCAGAGAGTAGCTCTAAACCCCAAAGAGTCGCCCGCCCGGCGAGGTTGCAGGTAGTGGTTAATCCTGCCTCTCTGAACAATTTATCTACATCCCCAAGCCGTGAGGGAACTAGATTAAGCTGAAACGGCAGATGACGATCATCGTACCCTGCAAAAAGAGAGAACTAGGACGCTAATCCCTATCCGAACACTCGACGAGTAGCTTTGATTGATGACGATCATGCAGTAAAGGATAATAACCATGTCAGATGTAGATTTATCAGCCCTTAACGGGGACTTCAAACAAGCTTACCAGGACAAGATCAAAGATCTCGTGCCTAACTATGCTTACATTCTCAAGAATACGAGCGTGGAAAAAGGAATGAAGCAGCTCGGAGATAAATTCAACGCTCCCGTGAAAGTGCAATCCGGCCAGGGTTACACGTACAATACCGACGGTTCGGCGTTCGCGTTGAATGCGGCTATTGGGCTTCAGATGGAAAATGCTCTCGTCCCGGCGTTCAGCCTCATTCGTCGAGACAACATCAGCTATACGGCTATCAGCCGTTCTGCTGGTAAAAACAGCTTCGGAAAAGCTGTTGACATCACGCTCAACGACATGACCGAAGGCGCGGGCTTCCGCCTCGAAACCACGTACCTTCACGGTACCCGTGGAATCGGTGTAACGTCTGCCGTCACCGCTGTTAGCGCGACCCAATCCACCGTTCAGTTGACCGCCGCCTCTTGGGCGACCGGCATCTGGGCTTCTTCGATTGGAGCGCAGGTTCAGTTCTACGTTGTGGCCGGTGGTGCGCTTGTTTCTTCGGGTGCAGATTCCGTGTTCCAGGTTGTGGGAATGAATTTCACCTCGTTCACCCTCACCGTCAATGGAACGACCACGGGCAGCACTGCCTTGGTTGCCGCCACTGCCACACCTCTTAACGTCGCTTTCAATGGCGCGTTCGGAGCTACGTTTGCTCTTCCGATCGAAGGCGTGGGACTTATCTCCATCGCTTCCAACTTGGGAACGTTGTTCAGCATCAATTCTGTGACCTGGCCGCTTTGGCAGGGTAACATTTATGACGCGGGCGCGGCTCCTCTGTCTTTCGGTAAGTTGCAAAAAGCTATCACGCTCCCTGGCGATAAAGGGTTGATGGGCGAAGAATGCACGGTGTTGGTGCCTCTTACTTCTTTCAGCGATCTCTTGACCGAACAGGCTGCGGCTCGCCGATATGGCGATGTTAAAGGGAAAAAGATGGACAACGGATGTGATTCGTTGGAATTCTACTCCCCGTCCGGCACGATGACCATTGTTCCGCACCCGTTGATGAAACGTGGCGAAGCCTTGCTCTATCCGACGGACAGCATCACCCGTATTGGGTCTTCGGAACTAACGTTCCAATTGCCCGGTACGTCGACGGACAGCTATCTCCAAGTTCCTCTCGGAGACTTCGCTGGCTACCAGGTTCGCATCTGGGCCGACAATACGGTGTTCGCGGAAACGCCTTCACATATGTGTCTCATCCAGAACATCGTTCCTCGGTCGTAATCTCACCGTCTCAATCTGTGGCTCCTGCCCCCCGACGGGGGCCACAATGTTGAGATTCACGCGCAACGCGCTCGCCAGGAAACGAGGGTTGCAAACATCTGTCGTAAAGGAGCTTTAAATGTCAATCACAAACATCGTCATTAACACGGTGGATACTGCTGCTATGGTCCTAGACCAATTAGACCCGCAACCCAACGCGGATAGTCCGAATTCGCTCGACCGTCTTGCCCGTTACATCGACGGCTTGGCGAATAGCGCGTTCTATTACAATACGGTGACGGAAGCCATCGGTGCTATTCAGGCCGTCGCTACCTTTACTGTTACTTCTACTGGTCCGACGAATGGGCAGGTTGGAACACTTGTCAATCAAAACTTGACAGCTGAAACGAGCGGAGCTAATCCGGCCCTCGGTCAGTTTAATATCAATGCCTCTCCTACCATCGTTGCGGCTAATATGGCTCTGGCGATCAATAGTACCCCTCTTATTGCTGCGCTTGTTACGGCTACGTCGGCTCTCGGCGTTGTCACTATCACGGCGAAACACGCGGGTACTGCCGGGAATGGCTTCGAGATTTCTGCCGGAAATCTTTCAAACGTTGCTGCCGGAGCTTTTGCTGGCGGTGGACCTGGCACTTCAGTTGTGCTATCGTAATTAAGGAGACTAATTAACATGAATGATATGTTCGATGAAAAGCGGGGCATGGTTAAAAAGCTCCTAGAGATGCTAAAAAATCATGCATCTGACGAAGTATCCGCGGGGCTTCAGCATCCCGAAGGCGAAGGAGACATGCATGGAATTCAGGCCGAAAGAGTTGAGATGGCCGATCATGATATGGATGAGCCTACGCCCGAGCATGATGTCGTGACCCATGAAATGCATACAGGTGGAGTAGTGGACAAAGTAAGTCCTATTGTTCCCCTTAAGATGGATTCGGAGAAAGGCCAACCGGACAAAGATGGCGCGGTGCATAAAGAAGTCGGCGAGGGAATGGAAAAACGCGATGCCCTAACCACCACCGAGCATGAAGAGCCTCTGGACACCGAGTATCCTGATGCGCATGAGGAACCGGCTTCTATGTTCGCTAGTTTCTTGGGCAAAAAGAAAAAGAAGTAGTTTAAGTATAGGCGTACCGTTGGGGAGTAATCGGACAAAACTCCCACAATTTTAAGGAGAATTACCTTGGCTATTCCTCTCTCAATTAATGGATCGGTATTTGAATACCCAGAAAACTTCGACGAAAACTGGGGTGTTAACGCTACTGGTTGGGCGCAAGCCGTCACAAACGGAATGCTTCAACGAGCAGGTGGAAACTTCCCGCTTCTCGCAGACGTAAATTTTGGTAGCTCTTTTGGGCTTGTATCGTTATATTATAAATCCCATTCATCCAATATTGCTACGGCAGGTGTTGTCCGTCTTGCAAAAACTGATACCGTAGAATGGCGAAACAATGCCAATTCTGCCGATAATATACTCGCCGTTAATTCCATCGATCAATTAACCTACAACGGTACAGTTATCGGCGTAGCTACTGGCGTCACTTCCATTACAGGTACAGCCAACGAGATTATCGCTAGTTCTTCCACAGGAAATATAACTTTATCAACCCCGCAACCTATTGCCGCCGCATCTACCCCCACATTCGCCAGTCTGACTTTATCGGGATTAACACCGAATACGGCTCTTACTGCAAACGGATCTAGTGCTATTGCGAGTTCAGTTACAACGGCAACTGAATTAGGTTTCGTAAGCGGTGTAACTTCGTCGATTCAAACACAAATAAATTCTACTGTAACTGTTGCTAATGCGGCTTTACCCCGAACTGGTGGTACTATGTCTGGTGCCATCGCTATGGGTACCAACAAGATTACGGGTCTGGGGAATGGAACAGCGGCGCAAGATGCAGCGGCTTTCGGCCAGATAAAGTTAATTCAATACAAGAGTGTTGCACTTACCAACCAGTTCGCAACTACATCTACTAGTTTTGTAGATACAAATAGCACGATTAGTATTACCCCTACAAATGCATCAAATACTATTCTTATAATGGCCTGTGGTGAATTAGGATATAATTCTGCCGGTAATTCCGCTTTTGTAACAGTGGCGAAAAGCGGGACAAATCTTGGTGGTACAGACGGTATTGCAGCCTATAACGGTGTTTCAGGAGCCACACCAGTTTCGGTTATGTTCTTTAATACTGCTGGTTCCACTTCACCTATAACATATTCTGTGCAGGTTCGTTCATCTAGTGGGGCCAATACTGTTACTTGGAATAGAACTAATACGACGGGTACTTTAGCCGTATTTGAATTAGCGAGTTAAAGGATATAAATATGCCTCTTTCCCCATATACTACGGATTCCCTTCTTCCCATGCTCCGGCTACTGCCGCTAATGCCGTCTGTTCAGGCTCTTTTCAGCGATAGTGATCTAGTGAGTATCATGGACTTCGAGATGAGTTCAAAAATTCTGCCACTCATCGATAATCAGGCCGAAGAATACTTCATCCGCATTGTTGATATTCCCTACTCCAATACAATGACGACATTCGCACTCCCTGTTAGGGCGACGGCGGATAAACTTCGTTCCGTTTCTTTCCGCGATAATCTCGGGAATGAAGTTCGTATCCCGCGTCTTCGGCCAGAAGATATTATGTCAAATGTAAATGCGACGGGGCTGGCGATTAATCCCGCGCTATGGGGATTCTACTTACAGGACAATTTGATTATTCTCTATCTTAGTAGTGTAAATGGTGGAAGTAGCGCATTTCCATTCTTGCGACTACGATTCGTGCGTATGCCAAATACATTAGTCCAAGAGGCTGCATGTGCTCAGATAACAAACGTTGCCGGGAATGTTATTACAGTAAATAATGTTCCTACAACTTTTCTAACAAACTTGACCTACGATATTGTCTCCAATAGTCCGCAGATGTTCGTTAGTAAGGGCGATGATCTTACTGTTACCAGTATTGTTGGCAATGTCATTACATTCACGGCATTGCCCGTCATTCCATCTACATTACCTGGACCACAGATAGGTGATTGGGTGTGTTTGGCGATGCAATCTCCTATTCCCCAGATTCCTTTCAAACCCGGATTTCAACTCTTGCTTCAGCTCTCAGCGGCTAAATGCCTAGAAATTCACGGTGACACACAAGGATTCAATGTAGCTATGAGCCAAGCGGCGGATATGAAAAATTATTTTATATCTGTCATTACTCCTCGCGTGGATGGAAATGTTATTCGGCTTACAACTCCAAATTCGTTGTACGGATGGGACTAATCTAAATGGCTCTCGAAACCGATCCTCAGTTTATTCAATTAGACTGTAAGGGCTTATACACAATGCCCAATAGTTTGTCGCAAGTGCCGAAGGGCTCATTGCTACAGGCTCAGAATGTTGTCGTAGACTATAATGGTCTTCTCGGCGTTAGACGCGGTATAAAACAATTCGGCACGAGTCTAGCCGCTCTTACGGGCATCTCTACTACCGAAGTATTCCAAGAATTTTTCTATAAGGGTAGTAAACTCATATGGTACGGTGATTCTACAGTCGGTCGATTAGATCCCGCGAAGGCCTATTTTGGTTACGATAGTGATGGTTTGGGTACATGGGTGACAACTACCCACCCTTTCCCCGCCCCCGCATATGCCCTAACGGATACCTATCGATCGGCTCAAAGTAACGATAATATATATTTTACCTCAGTCAATGGTATTCTCAAGACCGATGATCCGTCCCATGCGCTTTTTTCCACGGGCGGCTTACCGGGACTTGATGGTTCGGCGGCTTTAGTCGATGTCGCTGGTTTCTTCGCTACGAATACTGAAGTGGCCTATAGGATGACATGGATTAGTACAGACTCTAACCACAATGCCGTCGAAGGGACACCGAGTACTCGCGTAGTTATAGCCAACAACTCCGGCGGTGATAGAAACGTTCAGTTGACTTTCACGATACCACACGGCACCACAGTCAACGACCAGTGGGTAATATATCGTTCTCCGATGTCAGCGTCAGGCACAACCGATCCATCAGATGAACTACAACAAGTTCTTCAGGGATTTCCTAGCCCGACCGATCTTACGAATGGATTCTTTACTATCAAAGATAGCGTCCCGCAGAGCCAATTAGGTGCCGCTCTTTATACAAACTCTGGACAACAAGGTATCTCTCAACAAAATAATATCCCGCCACTAGCCAATGACATGTGCTTTTTCTTCGGGTATATGATCTATGGTGCGGCTACCACGCAGGAGAAATTTCTATTATCCTTGTTATCTGCCGAGTCACCGCTCGGAATTCAAGTAGGCGATACTTTTACAGTTACTAATGGGGCATCTTCTTTTACCCTCACTGCCGACACTAGTGAAAATATAACGACTGGGCATTTCAAAGTATTTACTGGCGGTGATCCTGGGAGTGATATTCTCCAAACTAAACAGTCTCTTATTCATGTGTTGAATCGCTTTAATCAAACTCTTGTGTATGCGTTCGATGCGACCGATGAATCGAGTTCTACCTCTTTACCTGGAGACTTCTTTCTTCAAGAACAAAATATTGGCGGCGGAGTATTTGAAGTATCATCTTCGCGATCAACCTGTTGGAATCCAGCCCTTACTACCACGCCATCAGATAATCCATCGCTAGCGGGTGGTGGATTAGGAATGGGCTATTGCTCCAAGTTTCAACAACCAGAAGCGGTCCCTACGTCTAATACGATTAATGTCGGAAATCCAAACTTTGAATGGCTGCGATGTTTACCTTTACGGAATAGTGTTATTGTTCTCAAGGCAGACGGACTGTTTCAGCTTACAGGAACCACGTTTCCTTTTACAGTGACTACGTTGGACACCGGCACTATTCTTACGGCCCCGGAATCTTGCGCCGTTATGAATAACCAAGTATTCGCGTATACAAATCAAGGCGTTGTTGCTATTGCGGAAACTGGTCCGGGTATTATATCGCGACCAATCGAGAATATTTTACAGCCTATTAGTTCTTATCTTTACCCTAACTTTCCGATGGTCACATTCGGTACTGCTTATCAAACAGATAGAAAGTATCTGATGAGTACCATATCGAATGTGGATGGCTTCTCCAAAGCTACAATCCAATATGTGTATGATACGATTACAGAAGCATGGACTACATACGAATATCCAATCGCTTTATGGGACTTGCAGGAGAGCCCAGACGACCATCGCCTCTATGCCACTTCGGCAGATTTCTCTTATCCATACGTATTCCAAGAAAGAAAGTCATTCACGCGCATAGATTTCGCGGATATTGAATTACCTGTTACTATAACTGGATCTAGTGGTTTAATAGTAACGCTCACAGATACTTCGACTGTGACTGTAGGATGGAGTCTTGTACAACTCGTTACTGAAACAGTGGCGACGCCATCTAAACTACTAAACATATCTGTGATTACTGAAGTCATAGATGCAACACATATTGCAGTGACAGATATTATTAACTGGGATTTGAGCGGCACATCTTTTACCGCAATAGAGCAACCTATACCCGTGATGGTTCGTTATTGTCCTATCTCTGGTGCCGATAGTGTCGGCGTTAGTAATCCCGGACTTGTGAAATTCTTCAAAGAAATTCAGTTCTTCTTTCAGGATGTCGAATTTGATTTCGTGAATGTTAGTTTCTCTAGTGATTTCATAGTCAATACCGCAACCATTGCACTCGTGCCCACCCCTGCGTCGCAAGGATGGGGACAATTCGCTTGGGGGCAAGTACCGTGGGGTGGTATCGAGGAATTTGCTGTATCAGCTGTACGAACATACATTCCCCTGTATGCGAGACGCGCCCATTGGTTGAATATTTCTCTCAGCGTTAGCCAAGCAATGACAGGATTTACATATGGTGGATGTGTTATGCAATATCAAGCGAAAACCACGCGGAGCAAATAAGTGATTCTACCCACTTATCGTCGCCTAACAGACGAAGATTTTCAAGACGCACCTAAAGGAAATTGGAAAAGCAAATTACTCTATGCCATTAATCTATATTTTCAACAGATTTACTATGGATTACAGAATCAGCTTACACCAGAACAGAACGATATTTGTCAAGTTAAAACATTCTCTATTATAGGCTCCGCCACACCAGCCAATAATACATATAGTTTTTCTACGCTATTTCCTTATCAACCGAGCCGCATGACATTGGGTAAAATTGTGCCGACGGATGGTTCAACCCTTGTTTTTACGGCGGCTCCTTTTATTAGTTGGTCATTTGGGAACGGAACATTCAATGTTCTAGGAATTTGCGGCCTAACAGATGGAGTGCCTTATACCATCACAATTGAAGTTCGATGGGCACCTATTATTAACGTCTAGGAGAAATAAAATGCCGTTTGTCGAAAACATGGATAATGAAGAGCAGAAGCAAGACCCTAACGCCCCTCAAACTGGCGCAGTATCACCTACGGGTGGTGGCGGTGGGGCAGTACGTCTATCCCCGGCATCAGCAGTTCCTACAGTCGGCGGTGGTGGAACATCAGGCTCGGGCGGAGCACCAAGCGGCGCACCCCCGACGGCGGCTGGCGGTTCTTTTGCATCCCTAAATAAATATATCGATGCTAATCAAGGACAAGCTACACCTCTCGCAGGACAACTTACTAATAGCATCGGCGGTCAATACAATAATCTAGATACCCAGAACAATGCAGCCATTTCTAGTATCAATAATCAAGTAACCAACGCCCCTGGTTATACTGCGAGTGATCCCAATGTGCTCGCGCAAGAAGCAGCGAATCCAGTTTCTTTCTCTGGAGATCAGAACAACGTAAAACAATTCCAAAGTCTATTGGACAATTCCTATGGTGGACCGGTATCGGCCGAAAGTACATCTGACTATGCAAATCAGCAAGGTGCGATAAATAATGCGATCGCCGCAGGGACAGCCGCCACAACCACGGAAGCGGGCAGAGAAAATCTCCTATCGCAGAATGAAGCGACGCCAACGACTGGTGTTACCGCATTAAATAGTGCTATTCTATCTCAAGATCCAAATGCTCTGTCTTCTGTTGAAAATGCATATAAACCGTTTGGAAATTTGCTCACCAATCTGAGTACAGGCGCGCAAGGTGTAGATACTACAATCGGAAAAGAGCAGGCGGATGCAACCAGTTCTTCCCAAGCCGCTAACAAAGCAATCTCAGATCAAATCAATGCGCTGAATACCGGCGTTACTGGTGAACTTACAACCGCGCAACAAAATGCAGCGGCTCAGAATGCGCAAATAAAATCAGACCTGGCGTCTGGAAATCTTTCTGCTACGGATCTTCAAGCTCTAGGAATGACAGCAGACCAATGGAATTCTTTGTCTGCAGCTGATAAAGCAGCCGCCACAGGACAGAATGTCACATCATCGGGCCAGGGGCAATTCAGTGCGACAAGTGGAACAACGACTATTGATCCGACTCAATTTCTAACGCAACAAGATCCAAATTCTGTACTTAATGCTAATAATGTTGCTACTGCCCAAGACTATCAAAAGGCCCAAGCATTTCAAACATTATTGAATGGTTTGAACCTCGGCACTCCATCCACGCTTATAAATCCGTCTACGGCTTCCCAAGCGGGTACGGCACCAACTAACCTTAATAATTATAACTATCAAACTGCTTTGAATACAGCGCAAGCTACATCCGCTGAGGAAAAAGCAGCGGCACAAGCTTATGTGGATGCTATCCAATCAGGCGCAGATGAGAACCATGCGCAACTCCAAGCCCAGAATGCGGCGAAAAATGCGGCGATTAGCACCGGTGCTTCTGCCGTTGCCCTAGGACCGGCGGGATCAGCTGTGACAGGTGGTGCTGTTGGACAGTATAATGCTTTAAAGAACATTATCTCCAACCCATCGTTAAAGACCCTGGAGAATGCCCCCGGTACCGTGCTCAAGGGCGTCGAAGGCGGAGTCCAAGATGCGGTTAATACTATCTCAAATATATTCTGCTTCCATCCTGATACACAGGTGGAAATGGCGGATGGAAGTACAAAGGCTATCCATAAAATAGATGTGGGTGAAGAAACTAAGGGTGGGAAAGTACTGGCTACGACTCGCGGAGCATCTACCGGTTTCTATTGGTATATGGGTGTTCTCGTAACTGGAAAACACGCGGTTAAAGAAGATGGAAGATGGGTGAGAGTTGAAAACTCTAAAAATGGTAGATCATTCAAATATCTTACAGAGGTTGTGTGCAATTTGACTACTGATAAGCACAGAATATGGGCTAACGGTGTTGAATTCGCCGACGAAAGAGAGACTGATAATTACGAGAATCTTAGTCTTGACGCTTCCTTAGATGCTCTAAATGCAAATGTCTAGTTCTTTATTTGCCGATTATTGGCGCGAGAAGGGCCATTTAATCGTAGAAACGCAACGCGGATTTATGAGTGCGATTATACATAATAATCTCTGCTATGTGGACAATTTCTACGTGAAACCTGAGTATCGAGGGACAGGATCAGCTCTTCAGCTTACATTGCAAACTATCAAACAAGCCAAAGATCGTGGATGTACGGACTTTTCCGCAGAAGTATACAAATCAGATCCGCTATATGAATACATTGTCAATCTTCATAGACATTTTGGAATGTCCGTGATCGAAGACAACGAATTCAAAACTGTAACAAGTAAGAGGATATAATGATCGACATAAAATCGCTGCTTCCTATGGTAGCAAAACTTCTTCCCGGTGTAGCTCCACAGGAGTTGATAGCCGGAATTCAGCAGTTCGCTAAAACTCATCCGAATTTAAACAATCAACAGGCTCTCCAAGCCTTGATGCAGTATCTACAGACTCAAAAACAAGCCCCGCAGCAAGCAACCCCATCTGCGCCGCCGTTCCAGAATCTTATATCTCAATTAGGAGCCCGCTAAAATGGCATCACTTTTCGATTCGTCTGATACAGACGCCCAACAATATCTTCAGCAAGCATTACAGGCTTATCAAGCGGCTGCGGTGCCTACGGTCGCATCAGAGACAGTGGGGCAATTGCCGATGGAATCTGTGCAAGGCACAGTCAATCCTGGGAATATTCAAGTGGCGTCCCAAGCTCCCTCTGCATATAACGATATATCTTTGGACCCCGCGACAAGAGCGGCACAGGTTAATGCTTTAGGACAATATACCGATATCGCTAATGCGGGTGGCCTAGATGCTAATGCCAAACTCGCCCTTCAGCAAACTATCGATGCGGCAAACGAACAGTCGCAAGGTGCACAAGGCGCGATCATGAATCAGGCACAAGCTGAAGGCCAAGGCGGAGGAGATTTCGCACTTACCCAACGCGCTCTAGCAGCTCAAGGAGCCTCTAACAACGCGGCCACCCAAGGGATGCAAGCGGCGGCAGAAGCCGAAGCCAATCGCGAAGCTGCACTGAATCAAATGGCTAATATCGGCGGAAGTGTGAATGCTTCAGATTATAATCAGGCTGCCACAAAAGCAGCCGCACAAAATACTATCAATGCGACTAATCAAGCAGCTACAAATGCGGCTAATACTGGTAATGTATCTAATCAGCTACAATCTGGCGAATTCAATACGAGTACCGCGCAGGGAGTCAATGCGGCTAATACAAGCGCGGGACAAAATCAGGCATATTATAATGCGTCGTTGCCACAACAACAATTCAATAATGAATTGAATAAAGCGAGTGGAGTAGCCGGTGTTAGCCAAGCTCAAGCTGGTGCGGCTCAGAATGCTACGAATCAAAGCAATGCGATGACTGGTTCTCTATTAGGCGCAGCTGGAACAATTGGCGGGGCGGCTCTTGCCGGTCCTGCTGGTGCAGCCATTGGTAAAACCGCTGCCTCATTGGCCTCTCCTGCTGCTACAACGCCTAAAACTGCGGGAGTTGGGGGTGCGACCCAGGCCTATTCGAAGGGCGGTTATACGTGTTACGCTGATGGCGGTGCAGTAGATTCTCATGACCACGCTATCTGTATGAAGCTTGGCGGTCATATCGCGGGGCAGGCTAATGTGCCTGGCGATAGCGAGCAAAACGATACTGTACCAGCGATGTTAAGTCCTGGGGAACTTGTTATTCCTAGATCAGTGCCGAAGGACGGGAAACATATGGAAGAGTTTGCTAAACATGCTCCTGTTGGCGGCGATACGAAAAAGAAAGTGGATTTAACAAGCTTTACCAACAATTATAAGAGGGGTAAATAACAATGCCTTTTGAATCCGAAGCTCAAAGACGGTTCATGTATTCTCAACACCCAGAACTCGCAAAAGAATTTGAAAAAGCCACCCCAAAGGGTGCCGATCTACCAGAGCATGTGAAAAAAATGGCTGCTGGCGGAACATCCGACGACGATAGGGATGACGCTCTTGCAGAGGCTTTGAAAGAAGCCCAAAAGAGCAAACCGCAACCAACGCCTAGTATCGAGACTCAGCTCACTCATCCAGATTTAAACAATCCAGATGGCTCGGCCAAAGGAATTTTTATAACTAAGCGTTTCGCCGATGGCGGCGTTACTTCTGGTAGTCCTAGTGAACTAGATCCTGGGATAAAAGACTCTACGGTTTCAGATTTTCTTTTGCCGTATTTACTCGGACCTTCTACGGCCAAAATGGGAGCAGAAATTCCCTCCGCCCTAGAAGGACTTGGCGAAGCTGGTGAAGTCACACTCGGAAAAGCCGCCCCTGCTATGGAGGAGACGACCAATCCCGAAGAAGTCACCGCATTTGTAAAGGGAATCCAGAAAGGCGCACCGGGCGAAGAAGGCGTTAAGATTTGGGGCGTCAAAGGGGCTCCCGAGAAACTGAAAGCCCTATTTGGCGACGAAGCCCCCGGGTCCGTGCCGGAGAATATCTTGCGTGAAAAGGGAATTCTTCCCCCGCAAGTAAGTGTTCCTGGCCAACTAGCCCCCAATGCCTACGCGAATGGTGGAGTTGTGGATAAAATAAAAGCCAAAAAAGACGACGTTCAAAAAGCAGACGATATAGATCCAGTTATTTCTTCGACTCCGACACCAACAGGCTACGATAAAGGCGGCTATCCCCATGTTACTTTTATGGAAGACCAATCCCCGGAAGAAAATAAAAAGACGACTCATTTAGCCTCGTCTCCGAAGATGGCAAAAGGTGGAGCTATTCATAAAGCCGAAGATAGAAATAAAGAACTAGCTAAGCCAAAGGATACTGAAATGTCTCATGGCAAAAAATTGAATTCTATTTATAAGGCCATGGGGATTAAAAAATACGCTGATGGCGGAGAGGTGGGAGATGTAGATCCTAGCCAATTACCGTCTGCGCCAAGTTCGAGTGATCCTACATACTGGGATCAAATAAAAGCCATGTTGTCTAAGGTGGGCAATAGTCCTGCCGGGACAATTGCGGGAATGGCCATGAATCCAGTAAGTGGAATAGCAAATGCCGTTGAAGGAGCCGCACCGACCATTCTAAAGGCCGAAGCCCCGGCGGTAGCAGGTGTCGCTAGTGCTATGACTGGAAATGCAATTCCGGCTGCTCAAGCCGCCCCAACACCCCCACCCGCGGCTCCTGCGGCTGTACCGCCAGCTACGCCACCCGCCGCTCCTGCACCATCTATGGGAGCCGGAATACCTACCAATACAGCAAGCGCGGGAATGCCTAATATTGGCGGAATATTCAACCAAGATACATCCAAGCTCACTCAAGGCTCGAATCCCGAGGATAGACAAGCTCTGGTGGATAAATTGCATAATCAACAAGAGGGTTTGGGTGCGATCATAGCTCAAGCCGTCTCTGGATTAGGAGATGCATTAGCCGCTAAGGGTGGAAAAGAACAGCATTCTTTATCGAATATATTCAGTATGGACAAAACACAACGTGATGAAGCATTGGCAAACTTTGACCAGATGCGGAATGATAGACTACAAAAACTATCTCTACAGACGCAGATGGGAGACAATGCTCTAAAACAAGCGGCTGCGGCAGACGCCTATGGAACTGATGAACATCTGAACCAAATGATAGGTGCACCGAAAGGAACTATGAAGAAAGATCTACCAACATACTTCCAGATGATGTCTGCACAAGTAGCGGCGCAAGAAAAGAATGCCGACCTTTACATGAAAGCCCACGCCCAAGCGGGAACAGACGTAGATAATGCGGTAAAGAATTCCTCAGTCCTGGGGATTAAACCTAGTCCCGCGCAACTACAAGCGAGTGGAGCAAAATTGGCGGACCAGTACTATAATAGGGCTAAAGGGAATATCCTGGTGAAACCATCTGATGGCGGACAAGCCCAGTGGATACCAGCACAAAACCTAGGAAAAGCTAAACAAATGGATCCGAACCTCCAAGTGCAGCAATAGGATATAAAAATGGCTATCGACTTTTCATCTCTCGGCGCAACACCCGCACATACTGGCAAAATAGACTTCTCCGCTATCGGTGGAGTACCGGCGGTCGGCCAAGAAGAACCAACAGACGAAACTACGGCCTTGGGAGCCGCTGGACGCGGGGCAGTTGGTATGCTACCGCTAGGAAATCAAGCTTATTCCGCTGTTGCCGGTGCGGCGGAGAAAAAGCCATACCTTCAAGAGCGGCAAGAGCTGGAAAAAGAGATAGCGTCCGACGCCGAGAACCACGAACCATCGCGGCTAGCTGGTCAAGCCGCCGGGGTAGTGGCTCCTGCACTGCTAACAGGCGGTGCAAGCGCACCAGAGAGCCTTTTAGGCGCGGCGGGGCAGGGCGCGGCTGTTGGGGCCGGATTCGGGGCAGGAAACGCTATAGATACACTTGCTGGTGGGGGTAGTGGGGCTAAAGCGGTAGGAGATGTAGCATTGGGGGCTGGACTTGGAGCAGCGGGTGGTGCGCTTGGACAAAAGCTTGCAGGAATGGCAGAATCGGCCGTCCCTAGTCTTGAAACCTATGCTGCTAAGAAAGCGGCATCGGCTGTTGGCATGGGATCAGAAGAATTAGGGAACATGAGCCAGCCAGAGCTTATAGATACTGGTAAAATGCTTATGGCCAAAGGTATTGTTAAGCCCGGAGCCTCTACGCAAGAAATGTTCGACCAGGCTAAAGCCTTACTAGAAGGATATGGAGATCAGATCGGAAGAATAGGAAACCAAGCTATAGAACTAGGTCTTACTACCGATACAAAGCCTTTATTAGACGTTTTGGGCACCAAGTATAAAGCTGCTTCTGAACTAAATAATCCAGATGAAGTACGGAATGCCAATTTCTATAAAAAGGGAATGGCGGATATTATCGCTATGGCTAATCGAAACGGAGCGGAGAGGGTGGCTCCTGATATTGCTACAGATCAGCCATCTAGCTTCATTACTTTCGATCAACTTCAACAACTAAAGAAGTCCTATGGTAATTCAGCATTTATGAATGGAACGGTCAAGAATCCGGCGGCGGCTGATGTCTATAGTCAATTGAGCGCGGGCCAACGGGGAATCGTCAATGCGGCGAAAGATAATCCTGATCTACCAGGAGAACTTCGCGACGCTATGTCTGGATACTCCAAAATGCATCCTGTTGTTGATGGTCTGCAAGACGTTCTAGGACGAGAAAGGGCTGGCAATCTTCCGGCCAAAGGATTTGGTATGATGGGTAAATTAGTCGGTCAATTACCTGGACAACAGAATCCCGCTATAAATGCTCTCACATCCATGGGTCTTCTTGGCGCGGGTCATCCAATGTGGGCACTCGGCGCAGCTACAGCCACTCTGCAAAATCCTAAAGCAATGTCAGGCATAGCTAGTAATGTCGCCGAAGCCATTCCGGGTATAGCCGAAAAGTTTCCCATGGCTGGTGCGCAGATGGGTGGAAGTATACCAACATCACAGAATATGGGTGAGGTAAAGCCTGTCCGGTCAGAGCCCACAATCGCTACGAGCGGACAATATCCTACCGCGATTAATCTTGACCATCCTGCCCTTACGCCGTGGAAACAAACATTCCAAAAGAATGCGGCTCAAGCAACAAATCCAGCAGAAGTCCAAAAATCACAGGCTGTGACAGACTTTGTTCTTAGTCAACGCGATCCCGCTTACGCGGCAGCGAAACAAAAAGCGGCAGATGAACCAACTCAGGAGAACCCAGACAATGCCGAGTCTCGATAAGCGTATGACCAAACTAGAGGAAACAGTCGAAAAGCATCTCATCGAGTCTGGCGAAATTCGGGGAGATCTTAAGTGGTTAAAAAAAGTTATGTATTTTGTGTTAACGTCGCCGTTTTTGATTGAGGCGGCTAAACATATTCACACGGTGGGAAAATAACATGGAGTCTAACGTATGGACACAACTATTTGCCCAGGTTGCAACCTGTCTATCACGCCTATTCGTGTCTTTGAGCAATCCAAAAAGTCAAAGCAATGGTGGCGCATCACAAAATGCCCCCGCGAACGCTGCGGTTTCAACATCACTCTCGACGAATGTGACAAACCTGGTGGTGCGGCGGGAGCGCCAGACGAGCGACGCTATTTTCGGGACGATACTGATAGACGGTGGTAAGGTTTGCTTCTCTATGGAAAGAACTGCAGTCTGTATTCCTATAGGAACTTATCCCGGTTGTAAACGCTTCTCTCCGCATCTAAACCGGATTGTTGTGGGCATCGATGTTCCTGGGCGTACGGATATTGAAGGCCATAATGCGAATCTACCGGGGCAAATACGTGGCTGTATTGCTTTTGGTTCAAGCATAGATGGTGACGCATTGGACAGCAGTATAGCAGCCCTTGAAAAAGTTCTTGCTCTTCTTCCTCAGACATTCACTGTCACCATATCCGAATCCTACTAATATATACCGTATGGCATGGACATCATTGCGATACCAAGATGAAACATGGCCCGATTATAGCTTTTCTTTCGGTAAAGACCGTATGCTATTCCAAGGTTAATTAAAGACGAAATAACGAGCCAGCAATATAATAAATGATTCACGCAATCCTCCATAGACACTATTAATACTTCAGCACAAGCCAAAAACAACCCGCCACCAACACACCGTACCCTACCAGCAATAAAACTAATGTAGGTATTCTCATCGTTTCGCTACCCAAAAATACAGGGCAATAATTAGCAAATAATACGCGCCTACCACATATTTAACCTCGCTGTCTTTCATCGCATACCCCCCGCCATCGTATACAACGCATTAAACATTCCTATCCCAATCACCGTCGATATAATTAAAACAATAAACCAGAATAGTCTCATTTATACCGCCTTGCCAGCTGTACGAGGTCACGCAGTTCGAGACCGCTCTCGCCGCATTCTGAACATCGAATCTCCCAGAGATGTGGACACTTTTTCTTCTGAAACCTATCGGGGAGACGCAGAAGATCTAAATGCAATCCATCATAATCAACCCACGCATTTTTATCGTGGATCTCTCCAGATGGCATGATTTGCAAAATATATTCCCCCTTCCTGATAGGCTGCTGCATGGCTTCTAGAATCTTCTGAGGCGCATCTCCAGCCACACAATCACAAATGAGATTGCGACCATTTGCTTTGTGTTGACACCCAAAATACTTCCGCACCAACTCGTTATCGAGAATGTTCATCACGCCCACCAATCTAAATGCAATGACTCATATACTGCCCATCCTTCCCACCAAAATTCTATCATTGTTATCCTCCGATAAGCATCTGTAGAATATCACCCATACTAGGCGATTTCCAGCGTTTGAGAAACGCGTGAATAGTTTTAGCGGATACGCCGCCGCTGATTCCAGCTTCTACGCCGTTACTTTCTAGTCCCCAATCTGTAAGAGCCACTACCTCTCCCTTCTCGTTGATCCACGGACCGCCGCTATTACCGCCATGGATCAATCCATCCGTCAGAATATACCCTGCAAACTCCCCACTTACGATCCCAAAACTCACGAACCACTTCATCGAGCCCAAAATATTACCGACGATAGTAATGGGTTCGCCATCGTAATGTGCATCTTGAAACGTGGCATAATGAGTCAGCGGAATCGATCTATCGAGTTCTAAAATGGCTAGATCATCTCCGCGATCCATGAACACGGTTTTACCTTTGGCTACAACGCCAGTAGGATAAGGAAATATCCATAGATCATCTTTCGGTCCCTCGGTCATATGGGCGCACGTTAGAATATGCGTTGCATCGATCAGGACACCAGTACCACGACCGACTCCGCCAAAACCCTCGCGGCTAATCAGCACCGTGAAAGATTTAGTCCTGCTTATAGCCTCACGATTAAGATCATAGCCGTGATAATGCGTAGTAGGAGCTTTGACTCGGGGGGTCAGTGCCTTTTCGCACACGTATGCCCCAATACCTAAGCCTAGTAATGTAAGAATAGCTACCGTATGAATAAATCGTCTCATTGTGGCTCCTTTTTAAACCCTATTTTAAGAATTTTCTTGCCGCCGAGAATTGGCCGCACGTCTCGCAAGTACCGGGCCTGTTTGCGCCGCGTCAATTCCCGCAGCACACAGAGCCGGTCCTTCTCGGCCGTGATCTTATAGCGCGTGCAGAAGCGAAAGAAAAGCTCTGCTGTCCGGGCATTCGTCAAGAATCCTTCGCTCATTTACTTCACCTTCTTCGGCAAAGGTTCGATTCCCCACTTACCACACTCGGGACTTTGGCATCTAATTCGCTGTACAAATGTCTTCCCTTTTAATTCTCTCCCTCTACGTTGCGCCGAAGCCCCGCAGATTGAACATTTTAACGGAGAATTGTATAGTTTCGGCATGTTTTGCGGCCCCCACGGCTTTACTTTATTGTACAGGTCTTCGGTGGTGAGAATATCGTGAATATTATACTTTTTCATCTCGTCCCACGCTTTAGGGTTTTTCCACGGCCGCTCTATTACCTTTAGACTTAAACATTCTTTCCACAAAGATAATCCAGGGTATTTTGCATGTGAAAGTTTTCTATGCTCTGTACGCAAAACACTAGCAAGGTATTCTAATGAATGCGATGTAAAAGCCCCCGCTGCTTTTGTAATGAGATACGTGTCTATATGTTTATAGGGACTAGGCGGGGGTATCCCATGTATCATAAACCGAGCATTTATCTTTCTGGCATCAAATTTCTTACCATTTTGGGTTATTACCACATCGGCCCAGTCCAGAAGTTTACGAAGGGGCCTAAGAATCTGTTTGTCGGAGAGTCCTTTCCGTCTGTCATAATAAACTCTAGAAGATGCTGGCTTCCCCAGAATTTTTGCGCTCCACGCCATAATATCCCAGTCTTTTAATAGCTGATCGGGACGAATGTGCTGCTCTCCCATCTCCCACACTAAAACAACACAAGGGCTGGTTTCGATGTCAAGAACAATAACGTGTTGGTCGGTCATTTAGGCTCCCTTTTTGTAAAATCCAAACTTAGTGCCACCTACATTCCAATCATCGTACAATTCTTTACGCGTAGCGTTAATATATCTAGTACGTACTTGCGGCTTAGGATCATCAGGACCAAATCCATATTTAAGGTAATCAAAGCCGCCATCAACCATTGTGCTCCCACAGAAACACAAATGGTAGTCATGACGCGCTCGACTGTATATCTCGACGGCACATTTGCTGCACGTTACAGTCGTAATACGCGTCCTAATGGGTTTCATTTTTAGCTTTCTCCTCGACGATAATCTCCGCCAGAATCTTTGCACCATATACCATTTCGTAAAGGATCTGTAACGCTCCGGCTAAGCCTACGTGACTATACATAGTCCGCATCTCAAACCGAAGTTGCGCGATATCTAGTTCTGTTGGCTCTTTCATTTTTGCTCCTCTACTCGGAGATAATCGATCAGTTTTGTAGCCGTTTCTAACGTATGGCGTCCAACAACAAACTTATTGCACCTATAGCAAAGCAGACCGCGCACTTTCCCCGTTTTATGATTATGGTCTACTGCTAGTCTCATTTTGAAACTACTCTCAGGTTTCTTACAGATTCCACATTTCGCTTCTTGCTTAATCGATAATTTTTCACGTTCGGCCTCTGCACCAACCTCGGTCAAATGCGGCCAGTATTTTCGCATCCCATATAGTTTAGGCTTTTTTGCCATAATGCCTCGCACAATGATCCTGAAATAATGCCAAAGCATCTGACATTCTGGGTGTTAACGGCAATCCCTCTGCAATAGCTTCTTTATTTGCCGTCCACATAGCATTAACCATCCTATCTATAATATCACCGAGTTCAGCAGCAATACGCTGTTCCTTCTTAGATCTTAGCTTCATTCCAATTTTTTCCATGGCTCACCTCAGATTTAAGGCGCAGTGTAGGCATCCACTTAGGCGGTTGCTCCATGCACGCTTTCAATTTTCCAACAGCAAAATCAGGATTCATGTCTATGCAAAGAATTTCATCATGTACCTGTCCTACGGGATGAAGTCCTGCAATCTCAGCCCGCTCAATAGCCTCTTTGCATAATTCTCCGGCCAATGCCTGGCATATATTTTCTATAACTTTTCCGCCGTAGAGTTTTGTCGTCTCTGCTTCATATGCTTTCTTATAGATATCATATACCCATTCGTCGCCAATCTGACGAAGATTAGGATATTGGATGTGTAAGCCTGACGGTAAAACAAGCGTGTTGCGCTGTACTTTTATGAAGGGCGCAAACCATAAGCACGATATCTTTGCCCCAGATATAAGCGGTAAAAGATTGTGGGCCTGTTCCCATAGCTTTGGGACATTGAAATAGGTGCTCCGATATAGGTCCACTGTCTTCCACGCTTCCTCCTCACTTATATCCATTCCCGTCTGCGCCTTAATTGTCGCTTTAAACTTTTTGGCCCCCATATTGTAGCCCAGGCCAAGAATCGCGCCTTTTCCAAACTGCCTTTCAATCTTATCGGCCTTAGTAATCTTCCGTCCATACTTCAATGATGCAAAATCACAGTATAGGTCTTCATCATTGATGATCTTACCCATCAATTTTGGTTCTTTGGCAAGCCAGGCGAGGAGTCGTAGTTCAATCGCGGCAAAGTCGCCCACAACCAAACTGTATCCACTAGGAGCGCAAATCGCGTCTCGTAGGAAGCTTTGGCGCGTAAAGTTTTGTGGATTTCCGCCAGCCCCGGAACCACCCGAATAACGATGAGTCTGAACTGCGCCAGAAAAGCCGACGTCAAAAGGGAAACTGCCAGTCTTTGCAACCTCAAGAAGGCTTTCACCTCTAGTTTCCAAGAGATTAGACTTACTGGCGATTCTAGCGGCATATATATCGGGTGCGATGGTAGCGAGTTTGCTAAGTCCCTCATCTGTTCGAGCGAAAGCGAAGGTTGGGCGACCTGTGCGGCTGCTAATCTTTGTTGGTACTTCCAATCCTCGCTCATGTAAGAATTCTGAAAACTGTTTATTGCTTGCGAGGATGGCTCTGTCGACACCGCTTTTTTTGATAATTTCTTCGCGCCGGATTTTTTCACTTTCGACTCCTTTGGATAACACGCTTCCATCAAGAGTGAGTCGAGGTTCGATAAAGGCTCGAATCGTCCAGTCAAGCGATTGTAGCTGCCCTTGCGGGAATTGCGGGATGAGTTTTTCATAGATTCCTTTACATATTTCGACATCGTTCTTACAATACTCGCCCAAGGCGGCTAGCTGCTCGGCCGAAGGATGTAAAACACCTTCACAAGAGATTTCTCCCTTGACGCCCATCCCGAGGTATTCAGCTAGCCGCTTGAGCGAATACCCAGAGATATTCTCTCCGAGAACGGCTTTCGCTAACGCGACAGTATCCATCCAAGCGTGAGGCACCACTCCATAACGCCACGCAAGGATGGACCCGTCAAACTTGCAATTATGAGCCACAACTACCGTATTAGCCCAATCTATCGACTTGATCCATGCTTCTATGGCATGTACGCCAGCTAGCCAATGCGTATGCTCATCATCTAAGAATCTATAGGCCATACCTAAAGGCCAGAAGCGGGAATCACGGATATATGTCGTTAAACACATTGATTTGATATCATATTTCTCTTTCCTAGAGAAGTATGTCTCAAAGTCGACAACAACTATGCGTTTATCGACATAATTCACTCTAGACACTCCGCTCTACATATACACGGCTCTGATTCTATACAATCGCCACAACAAGTGCCTCTCTCTACAGGGGTTTTGAGTTTTTCTTCGACCATCTCTGCCCCCGCGAGGTTGAAAGCGACGGCAGCCGCGTGGTCTTCGGATCTATCGCCTTCAAGATACTGCATAAGATGTCTAATTGCGCTTGAGCGGAAGCGCGTAAGCTCCGCCAATGTTGCCGCTTTTCGCCAGTTCTCTTCGCCATATTTTTTTGCTCCCCTCGCCATAAGTTCTGCCCACCGTTTGAGAAATGCTCGGTCAAGAAGATCATAGCGCGGCTTATCATCCTGGGTGTCCCTCACCATTCCCGTCTCAAACTCTTCGCGCTTGCCACTGTCTTTTGTCTCAAAAACCATGGTTATTCTCCTGTATCCTCAGCTTTGTGTTTATAATACGCCCCATGAGCATACATCAGCCCAGCCAGCACCATAAACGCTACGAAATGCACCTGCCCAAGTATAGCACACATTACCGCCAATATCAAGTCCACAGTGGCTATAGCGAACGATATCCTAGATATTAGGGGTAGTGACATATACTGATCCTCGGGCGTTTGGCGTTCCAGTTCTGTCAGATGCCAATGCCTTCTCTATTTGTCGTCGCTTATAAGGCGATTTAACGAAGGGAAGAATTTGTGTAAGAAAAGTGCGGGCTACTTTTGATTCACAAATCCAAATACTAACGCGCTTCGCTTCTCCGGCTTTGGTAACCCCATTCGGGTGCTCTCGCACACGACCATAGCCTAGCGTTTTTTGAATATATACCAAAACATCGGGCTCTAGTTGAGTGATCCTAACCAGAAGTTTGTAATATCCTCTGCCGGTAGGATAGAAGCCGCAGCTTCCTTCCCCCTCATAAAAACCAACGATCCACAGTAAGTCTTCTTTGTTCATATGTTATTAACGGAAATATAGACTTCTCCGTTTTCCCGGCACTTTTTTTCTTCGTAAGGCCGGGCGATACGAGCATAAAGCTCTAATTTTGCCGACTCTAGTGCTCCGATGGCCTGATTGATATTCTTGTAGCTCAAGCCAGTCTCCATAAGGAACGCATCGCATAGACGCGTGACCAAATAGTTCAGCTCGCCCGCTTCCTTCGGCACCCGGCCTTGGTCCATACTCGCTCTTACACCTTTCTCAAGATAGGGCATTATTTATCTCCTTTTCATCAATCCACTCAATATGGGAAAATATCCAAGCGATAATATCAACCGTCCAACCATTTCCGAGCATTCTATCCCTTTCTTTATCGGCCACCATGCTAGTGTAGTCATCGGGCACCGTTTGAAGCCGCTCGTTTTCCTTCGGTGTGAGAAAGCGACAAAAGTCTTTATAGGCAATCAATCCTTGGCTATTCCATCTATCTTGTTTGGTGACAAGACAAGATGCTTTTTCCGCATCGGTTATGTTTTTGCATTTTCCTTCCCACATCTTTACCCGCGAGGGGGTGAATGGTACGCGGTATTTATCGAGCACCACTTCATCGTGCTCTAAAACACTAGCGAGTCTCACATTCCTATCCGCCGGAAAGCCTACTACCGGGATATTTGTCCAATATAATCGTTTGCGCGTTTGTGCCGACACCAACGCGGAGTTTATCTCAATGGGTTGGACTCCGACTTGCTCCGAAATAATGTCCCGATATTCCGGCTTCATTTTTACATTCTCAAGCAAAAAATAATCGGGCTTGCATTCTCGTAAGAGTCGAACATATTCAAAGAATAATTTACTCTCGGCATGCTCGAAGTTGAGTTGTTTGCCCGCGAATGAGAAGCCTTGGCATGGACTCCCGCCTATAAAAAGGTCTATATGCGGTAAATCTATGGCTTTAATAGCTGTGACATCTCCAAGTTGTTTTGTCCGGGGATAGTTAGCCATCGTGACTTTGATTGCCGCCTTATCTATCTCACTGGCATAGTATGTGAAACCTTTAAATCCCGCCCGGTGAAGCGCGATTTGGCCGCAGCTCATTCCATCGAATAAACTAAGGACGTTAATGTTATTTCACCTCGCAATCGTCTATCCAGGCGACTGTGACATCGGCCTTTTCGCATAATTGGCGAAAGCGGCGCAACGCTTCAAGCTCATTTATTGTGGCCATCACTTCCGTTCCATCATCAATCACCCGAAAAACTTTCATGTTATTCTCCTTTTCCCCAAGTAGGGAACGCCCAAAAACCCATGAACCACACTTCACAGCCACCCTTAAAAAATTGCAGATAGGCCACCGTCAACTTTCCTATCCGCAGTTCAATAATCGGCTCATCTGTACCCCGCATGCCATCCCGCCAACCGTATTCCCAGCCGCAAGCCCAGTCTTCCATACATTTGAGCGAAATGTCTAACGTTCCATTTTTTTCCACACGATACAAACGAAATGGACCTATATCAAATACCATTAGATATTCCTCCGTAAATAATATCCCACGCGATGGATAGGAAAGCTCAATGCCCGAGCTATGTATATCTCAAGATTAGCTCCCCGTGATTTTTTCCATTGAGGTAGTGTAGCAACAGCTTGGCATTCCATTAAATGCTTAATATCTCGACGTAAACAACCTTCCCATGATCGTTGCGGCTCATTCTTATCGAGTTCCGGCGGATTAACCACACGATAGCCCTTCTTACGCAAAGCTTTAGCGGCTTTACTAAATGCTGGACGATTAAGATCGACCAATCCCGTCATGGGACCAGAAACATAGAGCTTAGTCGCCATCGCGTTCCTCTTCGTAGTCCTGCCAATCAAAACATTCATTATGAACTAATTCGATGCATCGTGTAGGATGTTCGATTGCATAGTTAACATCACTATCAATCATCTTGAATTTGGCGACGACAATGGCTACTACATCATCGCCATCTTTAATTGGATAATCGCAGATCGGACAATCACGTGTCATAGTTCCCCCCTAATCCCACAAATTAAAAAAATAATTCTTGAATACATCAAAGTCCTTTCTAAATTGTTTCATTGCTACACGGCCTTCTTCGGGCGTCTGGTACTCGAAATTATGAAACTTTTGTGCAATCTTGAAAGCATCGATCATTCTATCTAGTTTATCACCCCAAGTCTTATTTGTCAAGCCCCCGGGATGACCTAAACGATGCTTTTTTAAGTCCCACAACGCCAACGGTAGCCATCCAGCCAGATAACTATCTATACTCCATACATCACAATCCGCATATCCTCTGTATCCGCGCTGAATAAACCACTTGATTCGATAGTAGACATCGATGGCGTACTTATGAGGTGCTACAAGATAGGCGGCATAATTCATATCGCCTAATGGTGGTCCATATTTAGTCATCCATACAGGTACGATAGCGAAATATAGTTTATGCCAGTATATACTGCCATCGTTTAGTCTATATTTATCGAATAGCATTATTTTATCTTCCTCCAAAAATCTGAATGTCTATATCCAGGTACTTTTCCATCGAACAACTCTCCATAATCGGCCTGACTAACGATTTCTTTATAGAGATGCGGCCATTTCTTAACCGCTTGCATATATCGCCATACATACGCCTTCACCTGCAACGCGACAACAATTCTATTAAACAGTCTAAAACAAGACGTCTTCGCGAGCCAAAAATCGAGTTTCATCGGCCACCATTTTGGATACCATGCGTAGCGAGGTCGCCATAGACCATAAATACCATGTATGCCAAAACTACAATACACGCGAACGGTACCAAATTTCTCTTTATAATTGGTGACGGGTATACGTGCCCAAGTAGAGAGCCAATGCCCTATATAGTAGGCCGCATCGTTTATACCTTGCCAATCTACGTTTTCGTCAGACCAGTCGTGCATATTATCCCCTTACCATCCACTTCCTAAACTCAATCCAACACACCGGGCACACTCCCTGGCGATTACGTCGACCACACCAGAAACATAGAATTATGCGTTGCATTAGTCATTCAAACCGTGAACTACGATGCCCTCTGGCACATCCACCACCGATGCATAGAACGCCTTAGCCGTAGATGCAAGAGTAGATTTCGTATGATGCACGATTGAGGTGTTATCGTCAACTCGACGGACGGTGAGACAGAATTCCGCCGCAGCCCCAATACCGATACTCCCAACCATTGTCCCAAGCGTCGGAACGCCTTGCGGTTCACCGTTAGGATAAGCCGCTTTCGACTCGTGATTGATAAATAAAAAGGTACATCCGATTTCATTGCGAAGCTCCTTAATCCGTTCCATCACTTTTTGTATCTCTGTACGATCATTCTCGGGCAATGTATGAAACGTGGCGAAGCTATCGACTATAACCAAGTCAGGCCGCATCTCTAGGAGTTCTGTCCTGAATGCTTGATAAGACTGATCCAAATTGAGCCGGATAGTCGTACCAGACTTTAGAAATAGTGAGTCCTTCAAGGCTGTTGGCGTTAATGATTTGGCTGCAATCATGGAGCCGAAGCGGCGTTGAGTCTCCCCTTTCCACCGTTCCTGGTCTACGAATAGCACCTTGCAATTTGTCACCGGAAACAATCCGAGCCATAAGCCCGATCCTCTCGCAGATTCCACAGCGAGATCGGCACACAACCAAGTTTTCAGTGTGGCGGGCAAGCCAACTACGAATCCGATTGACTTTTTTGCGATAAACGGTTTGCATATCCATTCTGGCTCCTTGATGTCTTCGAGAAATGTGTCAATCGTCTCGGAGCGCGATGGCCCCTGGACTGATGGTCCGGGCTGATAGCGGTGCCATATCTCCGTAATCTTGGCGCGTAACCCTTCAAACGGTTGTCCATCAACAAGCGCATACGGCTGTAAAAGCTTGAAAGTATCCTCTTCGGTGAAATTATGAATACGAAATTTACCGAGCACACTAATCAATGTGTTATGAACGTGTCCCTTCTTAAGTTCTTCGAGCGCGGCGGACATCCAGCTATCGGCTTTACGGATTGTGGATATCGGTAATACGGACGATTTTTCTAATTGGAACAAAGCCGGAAGGGGAGACATGCGGGCGCGAACCAACGGCTGCCCAATCCACGTGTACCGCTTTCCGTTTGGATGAACTGATGGGCACACTACAACATATCCACCGGCACCCCTTGTATCCACTCCGGGCGCAATCTTTTTGACAGAGTTCCGCAGTTTTCCTTCGGTATCGGCGTAAAAAAGTTGTCTTCCATTTCCCGTCAAGGCAACTACGGTCGATGATAGACGCAATGTGTACCCTGAATTCACACCTTCTGGCCCATCTAGATCGACCACAGCCAATCCGCTCTTTGCTCCCGTCGCCAAACCTATATTTGCGTTCGGACATTTTGCCCACCATCCTTTTATAGTCTCTACATCCGTCGTCGCATCGAGGCAGCCATTCGGGACAAGCGAACCTAGCGGCTGTTTGTCTCCTGGGCGGCAAGGAAACACAGCGAATCCATCGGCAGCATATCTGAGTGCGTGTTCCATAAGCATTTATTTTCCTAAGTCTCTCCAAGCTTCTAGTTGTCTGCATTGCTTACACCGACACTTGCGTATGCGTTTATTTTTCATATCCACGTCATACACTCCCTGGCAAAGCGTACACGGCATAACTCATTCTCACAAGATTCGTAAATGAAACCATACATATCTGTTTTTATCCGTAAGTGCTTTCGACAATCCTCGCATATAGGTTTCAAATGAATTTTACAAATCATCGGGTAATATCCATCAATAGAGTATACACCCAAAAGAACAGTTTATCGAGGACATTCATCTCACGCATTTTCGTCTCCCATTGCCGCTCGCAGTTCAGCTATCTTGGCCGCTAGGCGCATCTGCCACCACATCGGAAGACCTTCGGTATTATACTCTACAAACAAGTCGGCCAACATGGCTTGTTGCTTCTCTTGGAAGGTCATTTAAGCCCGCATATCTTTACGAGCTGCTCCTGCGCCGCCGCTTTCACCTTGTTCAGCTGCGCTAAAGACTCAAGCTTGCGGTTGATCTGGCGTGCTAGTTTGCGACTCAGTCGAATGCACGTTCTCAACTGTTGTATTGCTTGCCGTTTCGCTGACACTGGTTTTTTCATAAATATCTCCTTCAAATTGTTTTCGCAAGAGCGAGTCTTTATACCATTCTGGTAATCCACGCGTTGACATACGAGCGATATGAGGCCACGCGAAAGCGAAAAGTTTTTCCTTAATTTCCTCTTCACACTCACGCTTTATATCAATCGGCACTTCTTTCATCAAGAGCCCGATATCCTGTGGCGAATCTGTGACAAGACCTTTCTCGCTGAGGTGCTGCAAAGCTTTCTGCCAACGTGCTTGGGTGCAATATGTCGCCCCGAGCATGGCCAGGATGTCCCCGGCTGTCGGATTATCGGCCTTCCACATCTTTGAGTGCACCTCTTTGAACGTCTCACTAACAAATTTGCCCATCAGCACTTTCTTATCTACCCCAAAAAGATTGTAGCCGATGGGTTTAATCACAACGCCTTCTATCTTCTGACCGCCAAGAATGCTTTCTATCCGTAGAAACTCACGGAATGCTTCGATAGTCTCGACGGTACCGCCATATAGCAGAGGCACTACCTCTAGCCCTAAACGTTTTGCCTCTGCCCACTTGGCCGGATACTCTAAGAATTCGCACTCGCCTATCTCGATATCAAATAGGATGATGTGCTCTCTCGGTACACGATTATATATCAGCGCATTGTGCTTTGGCGACCGAAGATATTCGCCGCGATAGGTCCAACCTGGATGCAAAAGTGGCTTTAGTCTCTTGACCGTCTCGACGGCAAATGTGAACATCTTCTCGGGTGCGTCCACAACCATCTCACAACCTTTGGAGCGCACTTTTAGCTCGCCCTCTTCGGTAAGGCCGAAAGAGAATTGTGATCCGTCAACCTTCTCTTCCACATAGACCGGCACTTTAAGTAAGTCAGCGATGGCCTTATGACCGAGATTGTAGATTGAACTGTAATGATGCCAGCTATTCATGACTGACATTCGTGGTTCCTTTCGGCGTTTTCTAAGTCTACGATACAATCCATAAGACGTTCGATCTCGTCTAGCGCCACACATAAAGGGCATCCTCGGCCCTCGTAAACGATTTCATCGTGACAATTACCGCACGTATTCATATAGTATTCTCCTGTGTAGTAGGGGCGCATTCATCGCGCATCTCGTCGAACATAGCGCGTAGCTTTAAGAATTTATTGAACACTCGTTTGCCAAGCTTAAACTCTTTCACTGTCACTTTGTAGCGCGGCTTATCCTTTGAGACATGAACGATTAGGCCCTGTTTGATGTCCACCTTCTGCTGCTCTTTATACGCCTGGGCATAGGCTGACAACTGCAAGGCCATCTCATCATAGATTCGGCTAGAAGTTTTCCAGTCGATTATCATGCGTTTGCCATTGAATGTGCCAACCGCATCAAGTGTCCCTGAGAAAACATGCAGACGGCTAATCACTTTCAGCTCTGTCGCCTCGATGACGCCTTCCACACTCTCCGCCCAGAGTATCCACGAATTCATCATGCTAGCCACGCGCATAGTACATGACACCGGGAAGCCATCGCTACCATCACTGATGGCGAACGTGCCAGTATCCAGATACTGCTCAACACAGCTATGGAATTCATTACCCACCAGCCCGGCGAGCTTCGTCTTGCGCTCAGCCAGGGCTCCCCACTTCTCGCGCCATTTTTGAAGCCAAGGCTTCGGCGCGGCATGCATGACAGTAGTCACGCTTGGAAACCAAACTCCATCTATGAACGTCTCAGTGTGTCCCAATGGGATGCCTCGTACCCGCAATAATCCGACTAATCGTCGACGAGTTAACATGAAACTGCTTAGCCAAATCGGCACAAGTTGGTTCATATGCCGAACTATACAAGTCGCGGATTTCTTCCACATCTTCGGGAGTAAGTTTATAGACACGATTATATGCTTGCTGGCGTTTCGTAGCCCACCGACAATTTTCGGGTTCATAATGCCAGTTCCCATTTATCCTATCCAAAGAATGCAGAGGCGACGGCCGACGGCCCATATCAGCTAGGAAGTTAATGTAGCTTTCTCGCCATCGTTCACCCATTCTAATCCCTTTTCCACCATATCGGGCATAGCTTTTCGTTTTAGGATTTGAGCATCTATCCTTAGCGGAAGACCATGCGCGATATTCGGGCGTTCTTTTGCCCACTCGATTATCGCCGTGCTGATAATTTCCTCTATTCACTTAGGCCCTGTTCACAAACTGCAACCCACGTTCTGCCGCCTGTTCGACGAGTTTAAGGTAATCTTCCAGCGTGTTGCCGGTGTTGAGTTGTAAGAGTCCGACGCTTTGCAGACAGGCTTGGAACAGCCCTTGCCGCGAAATGCGCTGGTCTTTTGAGGCCCAGTCCGCTTTGCTCATTGTATCACTAGCAGCGGCTTTCTTGACAGACGCTTTGGCGATAGCCACTTGTGCTTCCTGCGCCGGTGTAACTACATCAGTCTTCGGTGCCTCGACAACTGCGACGTTTGATTTCTTAGCTAATGGCATATTAATGAACCTCCACTGAGTACGTGTGCGCCGGTTGACCTTTAGCGGCTTTCTTTTTACCGGTGTGAATAATTGTGACCGTACTCCCGATAGGTACCTGTGTAAGCTGACGTTCGAGCCGCGTAGGCGCGAATAGATCGACGGCGGTACCTTCTTCAGGCGACACAGTCTGACCCTTACCGAGACTAAATTCACACGAAGCATCTAGCACTGTCAGTGAATATACGGGCTTTTTACCATACATAGTCTCGACTTCGCGACGCCCAGTCAAAACGCCTTTCAGCATCTTGCCCTCTTCTTTCATAAGCGCAGTCGGCGCGAATGAATTTGTTCCATTTGCATCTGAGATCATCTTGCCCATTGTTGTCTCCTTTAGAATACTCGCACGGCTAAAACGCCGCCGATATATTGGTTCGATTGATATACTATACCCAATTGCATATTGCCTTTGATATTATACGTTGCTTTAACAAATGCCACGGGTGTATACATTCCCGCCTGATCTGCGATACCGATTCCGATATCTAACTTCTTGTAATAGAATCCATCAATACCGGTTGCCAATCGCACATGATCTGACGCCGTTACGCCAACGAACAGATGATGCTCTAACCCCATCTGAGGACTAGTGACCTTAACCACGCCGCCCTTCAATACATCTATCGTCGACGTTCTATCTGGTAATATTACAGTTTGCGTCCCAGTCTTCGTAAGTATCGTAAGTTGATGCGTCTCAGGATCAACGAGCAACTGTTCGATATCCGACGACGGCAAAACGGCGGGTACCGACGACTTGGGGCCGCTAGTCTCAGTTCGCTTGCATCTGCCCAAGCCAAACGTGATACCCAAGATGACAAGGACTAATCCGATTTTGTAACGAAGCTTCACTGTATCCTCCGCACGACTACAAAAAATACACTAGCGACTAATGCATAAACATAACACCAAGGTTGTGGGGCTACCCAGGCCGCCGATGTAAGGGCACCGGCTACCATCGCGAGGGCCGTAATCATGACTTTGGTGTACCCTTATTGCTATAAGCAAACGCGGTTACCGCCGACGCATAAGCGGCTGATTCTGCCGCCGTCAATGGCGCATGTCCGAAGTAGGCCGAGCACGTCCTAAACACAATAGCCGATGTGAATATACCCATCCAGACATCGCCACTGATATCTAAGAAATCTTGAATCTTATTCCAAATAGTCTGAATGTCCATTATACCCGTCCCCGAGCCATTGCCTGTTTGCAATAGCTCTCGATAAATTTAATCGCCCGTTCTTTATACTTTTGAGCCGAACCCTTTTTAATGCCCAAACACTGGGCGGCTTCGGCCAACGACTTATCATCTCGCATCGTGAGTAAATAAACCGCCTTCTGCTGGCCCTGTAAATGCTCTACAGCTTCGCCCATTACCAACTGAGGTGTAGATGGAGCCGCATTATTTGTCTCCGGCAACACATCGGGATTAGCTTGCGGCCTTTCCTGTAATTCTCCATCGACATAATATCCATGTTTCCTAGCATCATCCCAATATGGTGAAAGTCCACCATTGGATGAATCTTTATTGCTTTGAATAACTCTAGTCTTTTGTAATCTTACACGTTTAGACATCAACATCCTCCATCTTCCGGTAAATCTTCGGCGCATGACTCGCATAATCCACGAATTTGATTGATTACAAGTCCATCGAACATACGACTACAACCATTTCCTTTACCATCATCGCACATGAATGCTTCTTCTGTCAACGCGAGATTCATCATAATATCCCCTTTACACTAGTGTGGCTGATATGTGCCATACGTAAGACAGCTACTACTCTACCGACGATTTTCGTTCTAACCTTTGGACTTTGCGACGAATCTTAGCTGCTTTCTTATTTGCGAGAAACACATCTCGACGCATTCGTTTACGCGCCATACGTTGTGGCGTTGTAGTGACTTTAGGATAACTTTTGTAGTTCATACTTTCTCCTATTGGCGATTTTCATTTTGGGGCTTGGGCACTAGCCATACATTCAATTTCCTAACCCCAAAATTTTGTTCCTCTTTTCGTGTGTATACAAATACATCGATACGTCTCTTATAACGACGATTAAGGCAATCATTAACCAAACGCCAACCAACACCGTCGATCCAAAGACAATCACCATAATGTATAAGCCCACTATCGAGATAATCTTGACTAACTGCCACCCCAAGCTCAGACACATTTTCATTGTTCGCAGTCCTACACTGATTGCGACTTACACATTCTGGCTTCGTTTGTGCGGGCACCGCACGGTATGAAGTGCATACAAGCGTACCCAAGAATATCAATTTGATTAACATAATATCTCCTTTGAGACATTGTTAAATCTCTTCTATTCGACAAAATGGGCACCATCGCCGTATTATTCGTTGATCATCTGTAGACGCGCCACATCGGATTAGCACCGTCGGAAACAGATAACAATTATGGCATCGTAACGGATATCGCATCTCTTTTATACCGGCAATCCATTCAGTGACTTCTGGCACACGATGTTTCTCTTTCCAGTTCATTAGAAATCCTCCGGATGTTCCCTGCCACATTCGTTTATGCACCATTTGATATTAGCTTTTCGTCCGGTTCCTAAACACTTAGGGCATGGGACATAGTGCCAGTTAGCGGCATTAACTGCCGATGTATATGCCGTGTCTCGGGGATAGATATATACCCATTCACTCACAAAAAAGTCTATACAACAACGTGGTATTCGCGAATGAATGCCAAATGCAATATCTCGCTCTTTAGTCATTTTCGTCCTCGAAGACTTCGCCAGCACCTTCGCACTCTATACAATCGTTCCACACATCATCGGATGGATGATTATCCAATCCCGTACCACGACAACTCGGACACATATATGAACTAAGCATATTGGATTCTAAAACCTCGGCGATTTTCATTTTAGCACCCCGCGTTATGATAGTGAATAACGATTTCTCCGCAATCCAAACAAGCATATTCTGTTTCATACTGTGTAGACAATTTAAAGTCTAGACGATGTTCTCCGTCGCCACCAAACGAAGAATTGACTATACAGATTCCATCCATATTATTTACCCTCTCTCATAAGTCTAGACATCTCTGCTTCGAGATCGGACAATTTCTTTGCTTGCTTTGCTATCAGCTCTTCCTCCCAACTAGTCCCGAGTTTAAGCGTGACTCTCATACCCACCGCGAAATTACGGCCATTCGTCGCGTCATAGGCATCATACATAGTCGCGGATACGTGTTGCCCATCGTATATACGGATATCCGCTTCCGGCATAACCTTTAAACGCGATAGATTATTGACTTGGTCCTGTACACCCGCCACACTCTTATTAGTGGCGTCAATCTGATTTTGTAGCGCAGCATCACCGGCGATACGACTATTAGTCTCATTCGTCAGTCCAACGTTAAGGGCGGCTATGTTCTGCGTATTTACGTTGACTTGCGCATTCGTTTGCATCAATCCATTATTCAGGGCATTGATAGACGTAGCTTGACCTTGCGAGGATAAATTATTATACTCCGATGTTAACACGTATACATCTTGCGCCTTAGTCGGGTCCCCATCTAGACCCATGAACGTTAGCTTTGTAAGCGGTACATTAGTAGGCAATGGTTGATTATATACAGAACTATAACCATATCCCGTAGTCGAGTTAGGATTGTAGTCGAAGGCCTGGGTATATCCGTCAAGAGCTAGAGTATTCTTAACTCCATTCTCCTCGATATAGTCATTAGTACCAAGGCTTTGCGTAGGCGTCTGAAATGTACTGATACCATATCTATCACTCAATGAATTCAAGATCAACTGACTACTGTGTTGCGCATATGTATCGGTCCCAAAATTCCATCCGGCTGAGGGCGGCTCCGCGTAGCCCATACCGGCGATGCTTAATACTGCAACGATGATGCTTAATTTTTTCATTAGATAATTGCTCCCTCTTTCTGTAACGCTTCCCATGCGGCAATAACTTCGGCTTTACGCGCATCGGATAGCGGCTGCTTGACTCCCATGGTATTACGTTTAGAACTAACTAGCGGTAACTGTTTAGGCGTCGCACAATTCACAGTCGTGACGTGGTTATGGTACTCACTCCATTTAGCAAATGTCCTTTCACATTTCGCGCAAGTATTGTCTATGTGGCAAACCTGCAATAATTGACTATAGTTCATCATTGGATGATCCCCCAGTCTTTCAGTCCTTCAATCGAAAGGTCCGATTGATAGTTAGGATGCCACGCCGAAAGAACGCGCCAAAACTTTAATGTAACCCCGTCAAACGTCATGTTAAAGGTACGCTTGAGCTGCACCGGCATTCGAGAATTTGTCATGCACATATCAAACCCTCCGAACTGCTTCAATAAAACAAATTGCCGCGAGAATATACCAGAACATTATTTCACCCCAGTGATGAGGTTATCAAAGTACTCTTGGGGCTTTGCGTCTAAGATATCCACAACAATTTGAGCGGACGCCATCAGGCCAATCCATTGCGTGATATGCTTCGACGTTGTGCGGCTCCATTTCTTCTCTGTTTTGACTACACGGAAATACTTATCACCCATTTTATATGCAACGGCGACGGGAGTGCTATAGCTAAAAAGTATCTTGTCCCCGTTGCCGGTTGTAATTTCGTTCATGTTCTGGCGTATCGGATTAAGGTTCACTGTGTTGTCTCCTTTTGTCTGATTTGGATCTACTTTAGTATAGCCCCAGTTCCCCAAAATTGCAATGGGTCTAAAGGCTAAATCACCATAGCCCGACAATAGATGGTGAAGCTGAGCGCGTAAACGTCCCGTGTCCGCTAATGCCACCATTCACTACCGTTGCACTCATAGACGTACCAGTCACATTGACACTGACGACTAACCCAACCGGCGTAAACGAGAGACTACCGCGGAAAGTATGATTCTGAACATTGCCAGTCACCGTACCAGATCCTCCGGTTGAATCCGCATACGTACCCGTGACGCCTAGCCCGTCTTGTGATAGCACCATTGACATATTCCCGGTGACGGTGACACTGGTGACAGGACCGCCGGTAACGGGATAGGTGTATGTGAACGGTCCTACCCATGTGCCGGCCACATTCGCCGTATCTGGCGGCGGGGGGGGGCTATCACTCTTTTTCTTGCATCCAACGGCCAACAGACCGCACGTTATCGCTACAATAATTCTTTTCATAATATCTCCTTTGATTAACCGTTCCAGCGTTCGGCTTCTTGTCTTGTGATGAAGAAATGAATCCCGTGTGAGCATTCGTTTAATGGCGATGGATCATAGCTATCAGGTCTTACAGTCTTTCCGACGGTGTATATGAGGTTAGGATCACACAATCCGGTAGTAGTTTTCATCGTCGACCCATCAATTTTAGAATGAATGGCTATGACTTTAGCATATTCCGCACGGCATTTTTGTGAGCCGATATAATTTACTCTTGCAGCTTTCGCGGGAATTTGCAAGGTTACTATACTATCTTTGGCGGCCTTATATACGGTCAAAGTGCCTGATGGAAGTAACGAAGTAAATGATAGAATATAATCAATAGTTTTTTGGTTCGCGCCGCTAAGGTCCGCGCCGCTAAGGTCCGCGCCTCTAAGGTCCGCGCCTCTAAGGTTCGCGCCGCTAAGGTCCGCGCCTCTAAGGTTCGCGCCGCTAAGGTTCGCGCCGCTAAGGTTCGCGCCGCTAAGGTTCGCGCCGCTAAGGTTCGCGCCGCTAAGATACGCGCA